TAAGTAAGACTGTATTGGCTTTCATAGGTATTGCAACATTGTTGCAAAGATAATACCAATTTTATTTGGTAGTATATTCCTTTATGCCTTATCTTTGCTGTATCAAATTATTTATTTAACCTTTTAATATACTTCTAACAAAATAAATATGGAAGCACAAAGCAAACACATAGAGTTTATAATCAAAAACAAGTTGAGTTACAATGAGATAGCTACTTATTTGGGCATCCATTCAGGTACTTTTTCAGAGAAAATCAACCGTAAACGTGGCAGTAAGTTCACCAAACCACAACTTTTAAAGCTATCTGACTACTTAAATCAGCTTAGTGAAGGTATAAATTCATTAAAATAGTTGAAAAAGATTTGGACATTAACTAAAAGCTACTATCTTTGCCTAAGAAACGATAAAATTAACTAATGATTGACTACATAGCACTTTTAGAAGCAGATTTGGAAAAAGGTTATTCTAAATCGGATTTGGAAAAGCTGATTGGTTTGCCAAAGAATAATCTTTCAGGAATCTTAAAAGGGGATAGAAAATTGTCCAAAAAATCACAGCTTAAAATTGACAAGTGGGAGGCTTCTGAAAAACCACACCCATTATCGGTTAATTGGATTAAAGAATTTTCTGATGGAATGTTGCCTGTTAATGGTATGGAATTTTTTGAACACAAGCCAACTTTAGGAGTAAAACCTATTAGTTCACCCGTAGCGGGTAAAACGGTATCGGTTACAATTCCTGCCAAAGAGCATAATTCAAATGAGCCAAAAGAAAACACAATGGCTTTCTACCTTAAATACGATTGCTACACTTGGGCAGAACTCAAAAATAAAGAACTATGACAGGCTATACAATAACCAAAACGGTGTGTAACAGGTGGACTTACTATTTGGAATATCTTGAATTAAGTGGAAGACCTGTATGGAATGGAATAATTAACAATGCCAAATCCATGAACCTTACCAACTGTATGTTAGTACTAAACAGATTAAGAGAACTATACCCTTTGGAAGACTTTAATTATGATGAGATTAATTAACTAAAAACAATAATTGGAGGCTATTATTAACCGCCTCCCTTAAATTTAAAAAATATGACAAAGGGTAAAGAACCAATCACAGCAATACCTTCCAGTTCAATGACTGCCTATGGTTTAGGCTTAACCAAACGTGAATACTTTGCAGCTATGGCAATGCAGGGGCATATTTCAGCCTGTGGAATTGAAGGTGTTGTAGTTGATGTACTTGCAAGGTATGCTGTTGAATGTGCCAATGCTCTTATTAACGAACTTAACAAATAAAAAATATGCAAAGAGAGATAAAATTTAGGGCATGGGATAAGTTTGAAGGTAAATGGCTTTTTGGGTATAAGTACCCGAATTTAGGCGGGTTTTCCTTAATAGGCGAAGTTGTATTATTTGGCGAACTGGCAAAATTCAGCCTTGATTATTACCAACATATTATTTTCATGCAATTCACCGGCTTACAGGATAAGAACGGAAAAGATATTTATGAGGGGGATATTGTTTCTTATCATAACAAAAACAAGCCTATAATTTATAAAGCCCCCTCTTTTGGTACAAATATAGATGATGAATTTGTAACTTATTCAACAGAATGGGAAATCATCGGCAACATTTACGAAACCCCCGACCTGCTGAAATGATAACCAACCGCTACAAAATACTCGAAACCTACAAAGGCATTGAAATTTGTTGTGTAAATTACAGCGAATATAACAGCCGGTGGATAGGCGTAGTTATTGACGGTGAATTGTCGGTACTGGCACTGGCCACGGTTAAGGGGGCAAAGAATGTTATTGATAGTTATTTAAAAACAAAACGATAAACAACATGAATTTGTTTGATGATTTTTTTAAAGATAAAGACGAATTAGTGATTTATGCCGAAGAACCAACCATGACTAAAATGGAAGGTGATTTGTGGAATATGTATGGCAGTGCATGGAGTTCTGTAAGGCTTACAGATGCAGAATATCCACATGAAAATATTTGTGCTAATTGTAAAGGATGCGGAACATTTAAACTTGAAAATGGGGATGATGGAGAATGTTTTGTTGACAAAATGGAAGGTGAATGTTTCCATAGATATTTTGATACTACGCAATTTGGGGAAGAAGTAGCTGATTACTTAGAAAATAAAATCACAGTATAAAGTAAAACGATAAAAAAAACATACAATGGCACAATGGGATTATTCGGCTTATAGACCAGCAACAAGCTTTTCAAAACAAAACAAAACGATAAACATGGAAAAGACAGCGATAAAAGGTAATAAGCTGATAGCTGAATTTATGGGGGGTAAACATAACGGGGGTAGCTATTATAAATTTTATTACGGAATAGATATTGTTGGTGTTGAAGAAAATTGCCGCCCTGATTCTTGGATTGAAACAAATTTAAAATACCACACATCATGGGACTGGCTTATGCCTGTGGTAACAAAAATTAAAGATTACGTTTTAATTGAGAAACCATACGAAGGGTTATTGGATAAAGTTGATGTCCTTAATCTTTACATTACAGCACCAATTAATACCGTTTGGGAACAATGTGTTTATGCAATTAAATTTATTAATTCACAATATAACTAACCAACATGGAAAAGACAGCAGAAGAAATATTAAAAAAGTACACAGATATTGACGATGGCATAATTTCTACTTATGATTATAATGTAATTTCCGCTATGGAAGAATACGCCTCCCAGCAACCAGTACCACAGCAGACAGGTGGGGAACTATGGCAATGGGTAAAGGCAAGTGAAATGTTACCGGATTATGATACACCTGTATTTGTAAAAATGAAATGGGAAAGTGGTAAAGAAATTGGGGCGTACTTAAAACGAGTTAATGAAGATGATGTTGCGTGGCGCACTGTTGATGATAATTCTGAGATATCCTATTCACTTACAGTTATCGAATGGCTATCCCAAGAGCAGACAGGTGGGTATAGTAAAGAACTAAAAGAAAATTTACTTTCATGGCTAATGGGTAATAGGATATTAGACCCATCATCTGCTAATATCATTATTGACCATTTTGAACGCTATGCCCACCCCTCACCCACAGCACCATCAGATGCGTGGATAAGCGTTGATGATAGGTTGCCGGATGATATACAAGATGTATTAGTTTATGGCAGTGAATACAAGTATAACAATATAAAAACTGCTTTTTATGACGATGGGTGGAAAGGCATTAACTCTATGTTTTTAAAAAGTATTACCCACTGGCAACCCCTTCCCTCACCACCAAATAAATAACCCATCAAACAACGACAATTAAGATTTATTCGCAATATGCACGTTTACCACGATGTATATTTAATAAGAAGGATTTGTAGAATTGTAAAATATTATACATCTTAAACCCTAACCCATGCTAAAGTTTATCCTATTTATTATTGTTGTTTTAAACACTTCTTTTATAGATATTCCTACAAAATATTGGTACGCTTATTTTGAGGTTGGTAATGATAAAACACTAACAAATGTTGGTAGAGTTATTAAAGCAGAAACAAGAAAAAAGGCTACTTATTTGCTTGATTTACAGATTAAAAGTTGTGAAACTTATTACAAATCAAAAATAAAACCAAGTAGTATTTTTTTCTTTGAACTTAAAAAAGACTTAATTGTTGAATAACCCATGCTAATATCCAACTTAACCAAATAAAACCATTAACCATTAAAAAATAAAAAATATGGCAGACGATAGAGATTTCCCGTATGAATGGAGTAACCCAACCGATATATCCATTCCAAAACACGGTAAAAATAAACCATTCATAGTAGCTAATGTAAGGGATATATTGGAACTTATGGATAAAGAAGAAATAAGTTATAGTCGTGGGGTGGAAATGTTTAATGAAGTGGCAGCTAATTTTTATTCCAACCTAAAAAGCGAAAATCCAAAAAGAGACCCTGACCATCCAAAATATTAAACAACTAAAAAAAACAAATAACATGAAAAAGCTATTATTTTTTATAACAATACTTCCTACATTTTGTTTTGGGCAGGTCTTTTGGGAAAAAGCGGCTGATACCATTCCTGTTGGTAACCTTGATACTGTTAAGTGTGAACTGTTATCTTATGACAGCAATATCCCCGGTGGCTCAATCGTTTTTATCCTTAATGGATATACAGTAAACGTGCGAAAGAAATATACCAATGAACCGGGGTTGCTATGTATGAACTGTGAAAACTACTGGCAATTTGTTTGTTACCTTGATGAAAAGAAAAAACCACTTGCTACAAATATTAAAGTTTGGATGTCAAGATAAATCAAAATATTAAATCTTAGTTTTTAGTTTTAAGGGTAAAGAAAAAAGCCTGATGTTTCTACATCGGGCTTTGGTTTTATGTGGTGGTATCAAATTGGGTTACGCTGTTTTCTTAAATTCATAAGTGGGTAACTTACCCGATACAAACTCAAATAAAGATATATACCTTGCATCTCCACTCTCTATCATGTTCTTTACGTTCTTAACTGCGTTTAATACGCTTGTGTGGTCTTTGTTAAACATTCTACCTGTATCAGATAAGGTAAGGTGGCAAATTTTATTGATGAAATACATGGCTGTGTGCCTTGCCACAATGTTTTTTGAGTGCCTATCTCTCCCTACCATTTGATTGTATGATACTTTTGTATATTCACTTATAAGTTCTATTATTTCAGATGGCTTTGCCAAAATAACATTGGTATCAGCTTGTGATTTTTCCTTTAAATCCTCTCCCACATACTTGTAAACAGTCCTTACTTTGGTTATTACCTGTGGTTTGGTATCCACTACTTCTGCCACATACCCATCCAAATAACCCAATATTCTTTTCTTGTCAAAGTCTGAAAATTCCAAATCCAAATAATCGGATAGGCTTTTAAGGAATAAATCTTTACTATTCATAACATTATTATTTTTCTTTATTTTGCCCAAATTTCATTAAATACCCTCACATGGATACATAGTGCCACCAGTACCTTTATCTGCCAAAATATCGGCACTTCCTTGCGTCTGTTGGCAATTAAATCCATTTCTTACAGTAACAGGGTACACAAGGCTTTCTTTTAAGGCTTCCCCTGCCCTTTCAATAGCTTCATCCACCTGATGTGGACTATCTACCTTTTTACCAAGTACCAAGTACCCTTTGCCAATTAGCTTAGTAATGGTAACCCCTTTGTAATTACAGATACCTTTTAAGTCTTCAAGTTGGTGTTTGTCTTCCATAATCAATAATTATTTTTTTGTACAAACTCAATGGTTTCTCCTTTTGATAATTGTGTTATAATGGTTTCAATTATTTCTCTTTGGTTTGGTTCAAGTAAGATAAGACGATTTAATATTTCGTCAAAGACCAAACTGTCTGCCATTTCCTTCTTTAAAATATCCCTACTATTCTGACTAAGCCTATCGTAGATATTATGGTACACCCAATCCAATCGCATAATTGACTGATTGAATAAGTTTTTAGTTTCTCCCGAACTCCCTATTTTCAATAAATCAAAATACTGCCTACTTACATTTGCAAAGTGTAATGCTTTGGCAAGGTTATAGGAAGTGTCTTTAAAGGTTTCTTTGATTATCTCTGGCATAAGTTAAAATGTTTTTAATCCTTGTTCTAATTTTATTTCCTCCAACTGACTTTGTGCCAACTCCCATTCCACATCGGTCATTGGTCTTGATAATGGTTTAGCCTTTCTTTTTATATTCATCCTTGCCATACGATAAAGGAACTTTAAAGATGCAATGTTTAGAAATTTATTACGCATAGGTTAAAAGTTTACGTCATTGTCTTTATATGGCTTCCATGTACTTACTACTGTTGGTGGTAAATCAATAGATTGCTGTGTTGGTTCTCTTTTATTATGCCATGCCTGTACGGGGTCAACAGGCGTTCCACCCATTTCAAGTCTTTCTAAAAAGGCAGTACCACCACGATACATTTCAAACTTTACGGGTTGGTCTAATGAAGTTGGTCTTCCCCCTGTTTCTGTTTCCTTTATTTTCCTGACGTGAACTTCTGTTATCATCCAATCTGTCGGGTGTTGTGTAATCCTGTGTATGGTCAAAAAGTCATCAGCTTTATTTGCTGTCTTTACACCACCTTCGGTATCAGCTTTATTTGGTGCTAATGGATATTTCTTTTCGCCATCTTTTGCCCTTGCTGCTGCTGTAACTGCGTGGTGGTTAATAAAAAAACCAAACTTATTTTGATGCCCGTATGCCTTTAATTCACTTAACGCTTCGTAATGGTATTCGTGTGTGTTTAATTTACTATATCCACTTAAATCAATTTTCAGTGAGTTGTAAGGGTCAATCATGGCGTGGTTAAACTTAGGATATTTGTTTTTAACTTTCTTAATCATGTTCAATATATCCTTGTAATTAAACAAATCTTCTTGTGCTTTAATTTGTAAAAAATGTGATTCTACAAACTGCTTTGCTATCTTATATTCAGTTTCACTCATACCCCAATTAGAGTTTCTTGCTAATTGCTTACCCCAATAAAACTGTATCATTGCTCTCATAAAACTACCCAATGTATTTTCACTTGCAAATATCACACCCTGCCACCCATGATACATCGCAGCTAATAATTGTAGATACCAAATAAATTTAGTTTTACCAACATTATCAGTACCGTTTACCATTACAAAATTCCCTTCTTTAAGCAAAAAATGTTCATCCAATGACGGGCAACCTGTCGTTAAACCCATAGGCAATGTTCCGTCTATTACCTGTTGTAAATATTCCTCATAATCTTCGGGCTTTGCTAAAAAAGAAAAGTCATCATCGTTAGGATTAACCCTTGACGGTATTTGCCTTGTACTTGGTGCTTTCTCTTTTTCTTTTGGCTTTAAATCTTCCCGTTCACCATATCCTGATTCATACAATTTTTTACTTGCTTCTGAAAAGTCTTTATTACATTCAAGTATAGCATAAACAGCGTATGGCAGGTAAGCGTGCTGTGGTTCAAATTCTGTACTTGTTGTGAATACGCTAAACCATTTTTTATCATGGTCGTAATTTCCTGAACTCTGTGAAGTAGTTTGCCCCGGTCTAAGAAAAACAGTTTTACTACCCTTTTGTGCCACAACTTTCCATCCATTGTTTTGTAGTAACCCAACCACATCCCCACGTTGGTTATAATCCTCAAATGGAGATACACCCTTAATCTTGTTTTGGTATGACTGTTTTGGGACTACAACTTCATTAACAACTTCATTGAATTGCATTGCAGCACCTAAAACTATCTCTCTTTCTTCTGGTGTTATTTCATTTATGCCATATAAGTCACCATGCACAAATTCATAACCTTCTGTTGGATGACACACAAACTGCCCGCCTATCCCTCTAGTTTCAAATAATACCCTAACCTTGTCGTTCTTAGCTGCTTTTTCTGCAATCTTTTTCGCAATATCATCAGGCTTACTTTCTAATATTTCCTTATCGTATGTGCGTTTATAAGTATCTGCCCTTTCTTCTTCTGTTGTTGGTCTATTCGCTAATTTTATATTCCCCCCAATTTTACTGCACCTATAAATTAAATGATAACCACCGCTTTTAGTTTTTTGAACTACTAATTTGTTTAATAATTTATCATCTGCTGAATGAACAAGTTTTTTATACTTATCAAATAATTTAGGGTCAAGAGAATATTTTAAATCAATATCCAAGCACTCTACATTACCAGAAGGTGTACCACAAACTAATCCAACTCCTACTACATCAGTAAGGTCATATTTTTTTATCGTGTACTGCCATTCTTTAACAATGGGTCTTTTAAATGCGTTTACAGCAACAAACTGTAAACCTTCCATATCATTTAATGCTTGACAGTTCATACGTTTCCGTCTATTATGTTTTGTAATTTCCTATCCAATAAATTCCTTATAGCCATGTAATTACTTATCACTTTTGAAAAATAATCAATATTAAAACAGTTACCAAAAAACGTAACGGGTTCTAATTCTATGCCAGTAGGAAACCTATAACCCCCTTTTGAATTAATCCTTAATGCTAATAAAATTTCAGAATAAGTTAACTCCTTATAACCATAGTTTAAAATATATTCCGTAAGTTCTTCGCTTATTATTTCTGCAAAAAATTCTGTAGCAGGAATAGCACACCCACTTATAGCTGCCCCACGCAACATTATTTGGTCAACGTGCCACCTTAATTTATTTTCATCTATTTGATTAAAAGATAAACCATCTAAACGAGCATCTATTACTTTATCTTCAAAGTTTGTCAGCTTGACTTCTATGTTCTTTATCTCTTTTAGCGAATAAATCTTCCCCCTGTGTTTTAAAATTGACGAATTGCTTTCCATTGTTTTCTGTGTTTAGTTTAACTAATATATCTATATCCTTGTTTTTATCCTTAATGATTAAATAATCATTGCCAAAAGATTCAGGAATTAATTTATCGTAACCGTATTTTTCTAACTCTTTAACTACTGAAACTATAACAGGTTTGTTACTTTGTAGTCCTGTATATTGAAACTTTAAAAACTTAGGAATGAACCAGTTATTATCTATTGCAATAACTCTACCACTCATATTTTCTATCATTTCTTGTTCTGAAATTACAGTATTGCACATCATATTTAACAACTTCATACTTCTTTTACATATCCCAGCATGGTTGCAATTATCTAATAACCATTGCCAAATGATTCGATAATCATTACTTAATGATATATACCAATCATCATTCCATTTTTCAGAATCAGTTAGTCTTTTAGCCATTACTTATGTTGTTTATTAAATATTGGCTGTAATTTTTTTATTAGCTTAATTTCATAGTCATAAAAACCCTTGTTCATGGGTAAAAAATACATTAAATTAAGTTTACCTAATTGCTGAATCTTAGCCGGTACTTTATGGGATTTGTATCTTGAAAATAACTTTGTAGTACTTCCTATGTAAAGTATATCTGTTTCTTTAGAAAAAATATCAAATGATAACATAGCATATACGCATGATATTTCAGATAAATTGTGATTATTTAACTCCCAATTATTGACTACTACATTCGTGAACCTTTTTCTTAGTTCTGATGGTATTGCCATAATAAAATAAAAAAGCCCGTTCCTGACTGCTGCAAAACGAATTAACTACGGACGTAGTAAGATAGGTTAACAGTCAGGAACAAGCCGATATGTGAAAAAGATGTTTTTGGAATCATTTTATTCGTTTTGCAATTCAAAAGTACAACTAATTCTTAAACCACCAAATATTTTTCAATATTTATTTTTCGGCAGCTACTTTTGGCTTGTGTGAACGGTATAAGCCAAGTTTGTTTATCTTGTTGTAGAGGTTTATAAGATAGGCGTGGCTACCGATGAAGGTGTATTGGAAGTAGTATCCTTCTTTACCTGTTGCAGGGTCTTTAAATGGTACAGGGGTTTTATTTAGCTTTTCCCTTAGTTCCTGATGGTACTTACAAAGGTCAGATAAACGGGTTTGCCACTTCCAAAATAGGGGGCTATGACCAAGCACCTTCTTCATATTTGTACCTGCTGTGTAGTCTAAAATCAAATAGTAAAGACACTTGCTCCAATCATTCTTGGCTCGGTCTAAGCGGTTAGTAATTGATTCCATGATTGTTGTTTGTTTTATTGGTTAGTAAAAATTATGCTGCGTTAAAAGATGCTATAACTATACCCTTATTAACAGTATCGGCTGCTATGCCTATAAGTTCTACTTCTACACCTTCTATACTAAAAGCCCATGTACCAAATGAATTAGATGGTTCAAATGGCTTACCAGATTCAAAGTCGGGCATTATATTTCTTGCTTCATATTCGTTTTCAGCACATACAACACAGCTATCAAATGTATCGTAATTATTATTTTCATTTTGTGATAATAGGTATAAATTCATTTTAAATCTATTTTAAAGGTTAGTAATTAAGTTTGGTTTAAATAGGTGGTATCATTGGTAAGTCTGGACAAAGGTAAAAACATTTTATTCACAATTCCAAATAAAATATTTATTTTTTTATTCCAAATAAAGTATTACCTTCGTGTTATGGAAGCAAAGAAGCAATTAAAGCAGAGGCATAAAGAGGCGGTTGTAGAATTAAAGAAAGCTGCTGCCCCCTATATTGATAAAGGGTTAAATGATGCCGCAAAGAAAATTGGTAAAAATGTAGGAGTGTCTTTTCAGACCGTTGTAAACTATGTTTATGGCAAAACAAAAGATGGTTATTTAACAGAGGCTATCACTAAAGAATTTTTATCGTTATGACAGCTAAAGAAAAAGCATTACAGTTGTTTCATAGGTTTTCAATGCAATGGCACGCATCACCATCTGATATAAAATTATCTTGTGCAATATGCGTGGATGAAGTAATAGCCGTATTGGATGAAGTGTCTATTGGTGAAAGTGGTAGGACTAAAATTGATTTTGGTCAATCATATTGGAATGACGTAAAACAAGCTATAAATGATTTATAGTAGCATAACCCGTAAGACCTGTAAATGTGGATGCACAATGATGCCGACCATTGGTTTTGAAGGTTATTTTCACCAACACGCTACTAAAGAAGTATTGGATAGGTTGGAATTAAAGCAAAAAAGAAAGAGTGCAATAAAGAAAACCGTATCTAAATTAAGGAATGAAGAATATGCAGAAGGTAACTATGATGAAGCAGAAAGGCAATACCTAATACATGACCTTGATTACGTCCATAGCCGTATAGTAAGAATGACAGCAGCAGATGCTAATACGGGTTTGGCAAATTGTTTTACTTGTGGTAGGTTACAGCATTGGACGTTATGCCAACTATCACATTTTATTCCAAGAGCCAATACCTTAACCCGTTGGGACTTTAAAGCTAACCGTTGTTCATGTAAATACTGCAATGAAAATTTAGGTGGCAATTTAATAATCTTTGCCAAAAAACTAAATGAAGAAGAAAGTGGACTTGCAGAAAGGTTATCCGAACTATCAAGAGAACCTTACAAATGGGGAAGGGATGAACTAAAACAACTTTTAATAGACCTTAGAGCAAGGTTAAAAATAGTAGAAAGTAAATTTAATACAGTAAAACAATAACAACAATGAAATGGAATCCATCAGAAGGTGCTGAATCAGCAGAAGAACTAAACGATGAATCTAATACAGGGGATGGAGGGTTTGGTCTTAGTTCTTTGCCTATAAGATAAATTTTTAAAGATGCTTCTCATAAGCGAGAGTTTTAGTTTTGGTTAAAACGAGGGAGGTTTATACTTCCCTCTCTTAAAAACTTTTTGAAAAACCAACCAATGCCAATGAAAAATATGCTTACCTTTCTGAAACTATTAATTCAGAAATTATTTACCAAAAAGTACGATGAGTACCCAATAAAATACAAAAAAAAGTGGAACAAGAACTAATAGAAAGGTACAAGCAACGATTAAAGATGGTATGGAAAGAGCCAAACCCTTACATAGCCAATCCACTTTGGGAAATATCGGAAATAAAGCAATGGATAAGTAAACTACAAAAACTAAGCAAATGATAACAGTAGGGAAACTAAAACAACTCATTAAGGACTTACCAAATTCAATGCCTGTGGTATTGGGTATAGATGAAAGTTTAGAGGATATTTGTGCTGCCAATGTGGAAGTAATAATGATTGAATTTACAGATGAGGGTGATGACCAAAAAGGAACTAAAGAAAACGTATTGGTATTGCCAATATGCACTTGTGAAGAATTTGATGAATTTGACATTGATAAGGCAAGATTAAATTAAATTATTTTTGGGATAACATAAAAATCACTAACCTTTGTAAAACCCCTTAATAAGTGCCATTAAAAAAGTTAAGCATTAATGAAAAGCAAATTGAAAAGTTAAGGGAGTTGGTATCTAATGGTGTTCCAATATACATTATAGCCATTAAGATAAAAGTAAGCAGGGCAACCCTTTGGAGAAACATAGAACTACTTGGGGATTTGGAATACAAGTACAAAAAAAAGTGCCAACAGAAAGAAGAAGAAGAAAAGGAATTATTCGATTGGAAAGACATAAAAAAGCATTACAAATACTAAAAATAAAATATGACAACAATCAAACCTGAAGGGGCTATGCTCATAGTTTTCCCTTTACCAAAAGAAGAATCAACAACAGCAGGTGGAATAGTAGCAATGGAGTACGAAATGGTAAAAGCAGAAGTGCTTGAAGTTTCTGACGAATGGGCAAACCGATATAAGCGTGGGGATATAGTATTATTCCCTGAAAGTGACGGGGTAGGTCGCAGCATCCACTACCAAAAGAAATCTTGTTTATGGATAAATGGTAAACCATTCACGGAAAATGGAGATGTTTGGGGAATACAAATAAAAGAATGAAACGTACTGTCATAAATATTGGAGACCAATTTGGGAGGCTTACTGTTGTTGGGGAAGGGTTGCCTACTAAAAATGGCTCACGTAAGTGGGATTGTGTTTGTATATGCGGTGGGGTAAATTCTGTAATTTCAGCAGCACTAAATTCAGGTAAAACAACAAGTTGCGGTTGTATATATAGGGAATCAAGACCATTTACAAACAGAAAACATGGTGAATCAAGAAAAACAACAGAGTATAAAACATGGGCGCATATACAAGACAGGTGCTATAACCCTAATAATAAAAAGTATTATAGGTATGGGTTAAGGGGAATAATTGTTTGTGAAAGATGGTTAGGTGAAAATGGGTATGAAAATTTTTTATCTGATATGGGAAGAAAGCCTACTTCTAAACATTCTTTAGATAGGATTGATAATAATGGTAATTACGAACCGTCAAATTGTAGATGGGCAACAAGTGAACAGCAATCAAGAAATAGGTCTAATAATGTATGGATTGAATATCTCGGAGAAAGAAAGGTATTGCAGCAGTGGGCTGATGAACTAAAAGTTACAGGAACAGCAATACAATATCAAATTAATAGAAAAGGGATAGTCGAAGCAATAGAACATTTTAAAAATAAATTAATACATGCATAAGCCACTAAAGATATTAGTTAAGCTACCATCAAGGGGAAGACCTGAAAAATTAATAAAGGCACTTGATAGCATAGTTGATAATATTCAAGACAGGGAAAATACCTTTATATCCCTTACGCTTGATACCGATGATGATACTGTAAACAACGAAGCATTTATAAGTACGCTACGAACAAGACAAGCCAAAATATCTATTGAGTGGGGGTTATCTAAATCAAAAATCCATGCGGTTAACAGGTCAATTCCTGATATAGAATGGGATGTGATAGTTATTGGAAGTGATGATATATTTTTCAATCTATACGGATTTGATTCAGCGATAAGAGCAGAAATGAACGGACACTTTCCTGATGGTGATGGATACCTACACTTCCATGAAAAAGATAGTGGTTCAGCGTTATGCGTAATGACTGTATGTGATAAAAAATACTACGATAGGTTTGGGTACATTTACCACCCTGCATACATTTCATTATTTTGCGACAACGAACAGATGGAAACGGCAAAACATTTAGGTAGATACATTTACGTGCCATATTCAATAATGGAACACCGTAACCCTGCATACGAAGAATACCAAGAAATTAAAGATGATTTATTTAAAGCACAGCAGCAAATCGGCTATACAGTTGATATGGAAACTTACTACAAAAGGAAAGCTAAAAACTTTGATTTATGAGTGAAAACAAAATACTACTTTCAATACTCATACCTACTGTTGTTGGGAGGGAGAAAGAATTTGATTGGCTTTATGCAAGTTTGGTAAATCAGCATCAAGACACAGAAGTAGAAATCGCAAGGTTAAAGGATAATAAAGAAATGACTATTGGAGAAAAAAGAGAAAAACTTTATCAGTTAGCTAATGGATTATACAGCATACAAGTTGATGACGATGACGAATTAGCACCCAACGCAATACAGCTAATACTTGAAGCTATAAGAAGTAATCCTGAAATCCCCTGCATAACTTTCAAGGAACAGTGCATGATGAACGGGGAGTACAAGAGTTCCAACCATTCCATAAAGTATGAAAAGTGGCAGGATAACTTTGATGGTTACTCATACGTAAGATGCCCGTTCTACAAAGATGTAATAAGAACTGATATAGCCAAGTCAGTACCATTCCCACATATAAGGTACAACGAAGATGAGCAGTGGAGCATGGCAATCAAACCATTTTTAACCGATGAAATCCATATTGAAGAAGAATTATATTATTACAATTACGAACCAAAAGACACACACGAAGAACGTTATGGATTTAACACAAAATAAAGCAGTAATTATATCAGCAGGTGTAGGTGGTTGGTATCCCGCAGGAGTGCGTAGGTTAATTCGTACATTAAATTTTGAAGGTTGGGGAGGCTCAATACTAACGTGGGAAGATTACCCACCAAACTGTCCAACACACGATGAAATACCATACTACCTTAAAATAGCTGCATTTGAAGAAGCTATTAAGCAAGGGTACACTCATATACTGTGGGTGGATGCAAGTTTTTTTGCAGTAAGGAATCCAATGCCAATGTTTGATATAATTTCGGAGCAAGGATTTTGGTTTTTTAGTAGTGGATATAATTTAGCTGAATCAGTAAATGATAATGCTTTGTACCACTTTGGAAAAACAAGAGATGAAGCAGAACATCAAACTGAATGGGCAAGTGGTTGCGTAGGTATCCGTACCGATAATCCCAATGGCAAAAAACTTTATGAAAGATGGAAGTACTACATGGATATGGGGTTAAGCAAAGGAAGTAGGTTACATGACAACCAAAGTGCAGACCCACGTTTCCGCTTCCACCGGCAAGACCAAAGTTGCCTTAACTTAGCTATTTGGGAATTAGGATTAAAAAACGAAAAAGTGGATGACATGGTTTCCTACAAAGGAACAGGTTATAACCCCGATAAAATAATTTTCTTTATACAATCATTATGATAAGTGTACTTTCTGCAACCGAACATGATTTTTATGCAATGCCTTTACCATTTGCTGTTTACAGTTGGTGGAAGATAGGGGTAGATTGTATTGTGTTTATTCCAAAAGGCGATAATCCAAAAATTGAATTGGCAAAAAAATATTGTGGTACAAAAGCTACGTTCTTTGAATTTGTTTGTGAAGAAAAAAGAATACCCACATACAGCCAAGTTTCAAGGCTTTTTGGTGCAGCTATACCATTGGTAAGTAGTGATGAACAGTTAATAACGGGGGATAGCGATTTATGCGTTTTTGATGGGATACATGAGTTATTAAATGACATGGAAACCATGCAAGTAATTGGTGCTGACTTAACCCCAACAGACCAATACCCAATGTGCTTTATAAAAATGAGTGCATACAGATGGAAACATATTTTAGGGATAACAAAAACGTATCAAGAACACATTTCAGAATTAATTGACCCAATAGAAGGATTAAATATAAGGGGCGAACAATGGTGCTACGACCAATGGTATATAAAGAAAAAAATAGTAGAGAGTGGATTAGAGTTTGAAGTAGATTTGGTAAACAGAACAAACGGACAAAATCAGTTTGCGACACGTAGGGCAGATAGGGACGGATGGCATTTTAATCCTGACGGATTAGTTGATTCTCACTTACCAAGACCATTGACTGACGAATCCAACATGAATAAAGTTTACGAACTGTTTAAAATAAAATACCCCAACGATAATTTAGATTGGATGTGGGAATACTATCACGCTTATAAACAACTACTATGAATACAGAACTGTGTTTTGGTCAACGAATAGACCCCGAATTAGGTATCTTAGAGCCGTGGTACACTAACCCTGCAATGGATAAAATAAAGACATGGGATTTGTCAGATAAAATAGTAGTTGAATATGGTGGAGGGGCGAGTACATTGTGGTGGTGCAAAAAAGCAAAGTACGTTTATACCGTTGACCATAATGGAGAATGGTGGGTATCTATTGGACAAATGCTTTTATCAAATGGGGTAGAAGGGAAAAGCACAAATATGTACGTTCAAACGCACGAGGGGGATAATACAGACGAAAGAGATAGGTACGTTAAGCCTGTATTTTTAAACGATGTTAAGCCAAATATTGTTATTGTAGATGGGGTACACAGGTACGAATGTGCCGAATACGCAGTAAAAGTTTTAAAGCCTGAAATACTTATCATTGATAACCACCAACAGGATTATGTTTTTATGTGTCCTTCGTTAGATGTTTTATTGGAAGGCGTAAGGATGGAAAGATTTATTCAGCCTGACCATACTGACCATTCAGGAAATCCGTGGGCAACAGCTATATTTTACTTAAATGAAAAAGCATGACAAAAGTAGTAACAGAAATACCTTGTCCTAAAAATTGGGAAAGTGAATCAGATTGGGATAGCCACAAGCCATGTTTATGGTTAGCATTAAAAAATACAGATGGGTATGTATGTGAATTAGGTAGTGGTATGGGTAGTACTCCATTTTTAAGACTATACTGCTCCGAAAAGAATATAGACTTTGTTAGTTATGAAACCAATAAAGAGTGGGCAGAAAAAACAGGTAGCGTATTTATTGAAGATTATTTTAAAGACACATGGGCAGTAGGTTTACTGTTTGTTGATTGCGCTCCGGGAGAAATAAGAAAAGACCTGATTGAAAAATGGAAAGACGATGCACAAGTTATTGTGGCTCACGATACAGAAAGTGGTGCTGAATATGTTTACCACATGGAAGCAGTTTTAAGCACTTTTAAATACAGATTAGATTACCAACCAAAAGGTAAACCACATACAACAATTATTTCTAACTTTATAAATATTGAAAAATGGGTGTAAAAAAAGTTGCATTATTAACTGGTACAAATGGGCAGGATGGCAGTTTTTTAGTTGAACTACTTTTAGAAAAAGGTTATGAAGTTCATGGTATTATAAGAAGAACATCACAGCCATTGCATGAAAATATAGCACACTTACTTGATAGAATAACATTGCACCCTGCGGACATGACTGATAGTGGAAGTATTCATACCGCTATTGAAAAATCCAATCCTGATGAAATATACAATTTAGCAGGTATGTCACAGGTTAGATGGTCGTATGATGTGCCAAGTATGACAATGGATGTAAACTGTATGGGTTTATTGCGGATAATAGAAAGTGTTAGGACTTTGAAATTAGACTGTAAGATTTATCAAGCCTGTTCAAGCGAAATGTTTGGTAAAGTACAAGAAGTGCCACAAACAGAAACTACGCCATTTTACCCACGTTCACCGTATGGAGTTAGTAAAGCGGCAGCGTATTACATGGCAAGAGTTTACAGGGAAAGCTACGGTATGAAAATTTATTGTGGTTTTCTATTTAACCATGAAAGCGAAAGGCGTGGTGTTGAATTTCTTAGCCGTAAAGTTTGCAAGGCGGTTGCTGAAATATCGGTTGGGCTTCGTAAAAAAATAACATTGGGGAACTTAGATGCAAAGCGTGATTTTGGTTATGCGAAAGAATACGTTGAATGGATATGGAATATCATGCAGCACCCAACACCTGATGATTTTGTAATTGCAACAGAGGAAACACACAGCGTAAAAGAATTTGTTATTGAAGCATTTAGGCACATAGGTATTGAAGATTGGGAATCGTACATTCAATACGACCCCAAATTCATGCGACCTGCCGAAGTTGATTTACTGATTGGGGATGCCAGTAAAAGTAAAAGAATACTTGGATTTGAGGCTAAAGTAAAGTTTCCTGAACTTGTAAAAATAATGATGGAGTATGAACTGAAACAACTTAACAATAAAACATTACACTTTTAATGAAACACGAAGACAACAGAAGGGTGATTTACGACTGGTGCAATGTTGGTGAAATATCCAATAAAGTAGTTTTTGTAAAAGAACCTATCAGTATCGGCGACCACCTGCATAATAAAAAAGATGAACACTTTTTTTTAGTACATGGTAAGTTTTTAGAATTACAAATTGGAGAAGGAACTTTATACAACTTAGATGCTCCATACATTGTAAATGTACCAAAAGGAACATACCATAGATTTGTTTGTGAAGCTGGAAGTATATTAGTTGGAGTAGCAACAAAGCCTTACGATGAAAATGATGAAATAAGAAGTTAATGGAAATAAATATTATTTATGATGAAAGGCATACGCCACAGGATAAAGAAAGACTTATCCGTGAGTTTGCGGAACAAGGTATAACTGATTATAAATTTTGGGATGCCATAGTACTAAAAGATAAACCGATTGTTGACAGCATTGCATCAAGCCATAAAATGATTGTACAAGATTATAAAGACAGAGGTATAAATGAATGTATAATTATGGAACAGGATGGTACATTTACAAGTCCTAATGCGTGGAAATATTTTTTGGATAATAAGCCTGAAAGTTTTGATTTGTATTTGTGGGGAAGCCATACCGTTCCATTACAAAACAGTATCGTGTGCGGTTTTCAGTTATACATCATTGCTGAAAAGTTCTATGACCAATTTTTAGCAGTACCAAAGAATAACCATATTGATACAGCTATGTGTGATATAAAAGGGGATTACCATTTTTGCTATCCATTCCCTTGTTTACAAAGAGCAGGGTGGTCAGTAAATAATAATGCTATTGTAAACTACACAGTTGGTTGTGGTATTCAGGAAAAAGATATTTATAGAGGATGAAACAGCAATTTATAACTTTTCGGGAAATGGATTCAGAGGGTAGATTGTGTTATTATATTTGCCAAAAAGCACACCCGAACTATGTCGGAATAGTCAGCTTAGGACAGATGGTTGATACATTAGCAAGTGCGCCTGTTGGTGGGTATAATCTTTATGTGAATTTTGTCGGCTGCATACATGGTAACTATGTACCTTCATACAATACAGTTATAGATGATATAACACATACTATGTGGGAAATGGCTACATGGTTTTTAAATCAAAGGGTAATGACAGAACCCAAAAAATATTCTAAATTCAAAATTTCAAATGATACAATCAGCACAGAACAAAGTAATCCTTAGTATTGGCACAAAATATTGCAAGAATTTTTCAGACATAGCCAAACGTGCAGCTATTGCAGATAATGCAAGTGTACACCTCGAAGACCTCGTGAAAATCACCGGGGAAGTAGTTTCAATTCCAAAATCCATTTCCAATGATAAATGGCATGAAGGGTTTACAACCAAAGATATTAAAGTAGGAGATACAGCAATATTTTCCTTTAACATAGTCTATGATTGGTATCAGAATACCCACATGGGTGACCCTTTGTATAAGAACTTAATTTCCATACAGGGTAAAGAGTTTTGGATGGCAGACATAACAAAGATATATGCTGTCATAAGGGATGGAGAAATTAAGATGATAAATGGCTATGTTATGGCAGAACCATTTGAGAAAGACCTGATTTTTACCACAGCCAAATCCAAAAAAATGAAAGGGGTAAAGTCATCCAAAATAATGCACATAGGAAACCCAAGAGAAGGCAAAAACCCAATTCAAGCAAAACAAGGCGACAATATATACTTCTCACCAAACATTCCAATACCTTACCAAATAAACGATAAGCCATTTATAATCCTTCAACAACATCAGGTATTAGGCAGGGAAGTGTAAAATGTGAGTATTAAAGTTTTGGTTAAATTTGGCAAACTTTATTTACATTGAACTTACAGGACGTTTTTAACGAACTCAATTTTTACATTAATAAGTTTACCGGCTCATTCTATTCTATACCAGAGTTGGAAAACCTAATTGATATTGGGCAGATGGGATTGTATTCTGACCTAAAGCCAAAGTACGCCACATCACAGCTTTCCAAAGATGCCCTATCCCCTTTCAGAGAAACATACAACTTTACCACACAAGTATCAGGATATGTAATTGTACCCGATACCACATACCTTGATTTATTGGATTTGCAGATTTACTTCCAAATAAGCAACAGGACAATTTACTACCCTGTGGCAATGATAAATGAAGATGCAAGGGCAGAAAGGCTAAATTCCCAAATAGAACCACCTACCATAACAAGTCCAATAGGTGAACAAACAGCACCAAGAACATTTAGGCTTTACCCTGTTGGGGCATACAATGGAAACGTAACTTACCTACGCAGACCAATAAAGCCTGTATTTGGATATTCTGTAATATCAGGCAGGGTAATCGTTTATGACCCAAATACTTCAACACAATTAGAATGGTCAGACCCGTACATTTCAAGCGTAATTTTAAAGAGTTTAGAGGCTGCGGGTATAAATTTAAGGGCAGAAGATATATCGGCTTTTTCGGCAGCTAAAACGGCTCAAAATTACCAAAACGTAAATAGGTTATAATATGGCAGCACCAACTATATATCGTTTGAGTGAGGAAATACTAAGGATTTTAAATGGAGGTCAGATAGATGCTGCAACCAATGTAAGTTTGGCTGAAATTAAGATTGCCATAGGTCAGGTAGCCAATAGCTTACTTAAAGTGGAGTACTTCACTGTTAACCTTAAAATGGGCGAAATTATACCCAATGGTACGGTATTAGGATTTTATGAGGATATTGAGGTTTCCACGTGGAATGGGAAAAGCAAATGTACGTTACCAATAAAGCCTATAAAGCTGCCAAGAAATATGGGGGTTTGGGGCATATATCCAAAATATGAATTAAATGGTAATTACGATTTTGATAATGAATTTATACCTGTGCAGATGGGGCAAGGTGCTTTAATAAAATCACAGCCATTATTAAATGGGATGCTTGGACAGGTTAGTTACGAGAACTTTGGGGCAGATATTGTATTATCCAAAGATATAAAATCACTGTTCCCTGATGTGGTATTAGCTATGAGATTGGCTATAATGGATGTATCACAGTATGGAGATTTTGACCCATTACCAATATTACCTGAAATGGAATTTCAAATTAAGCAAGAAGTGGTTAAGATGTATAGTGAAGAACCTATTGCAGATAACGTGGTGGATAGTTCCAATACCGAAAATAAAGGATTACCGATTGCTCAACAAAAACAAAGTCTGTAATGAAATTGGCAACCATAGATGAGATTACGAGAAGGGCGTTGTTAGACAACAATGTTAGTATTCATTTCTATTTTGAATACCTTAACCATGCAGCAAATTGTTTAAGGGAGTTAAACTTTGATACGCTAAAGATTGTGAATACGGCAAATTTGCCTGTCAACGAATATGGTGCTGCCGATTTACCCGATGATTTTTCAGATGATATAGCAGTATGCTTACCAATAGGAAGTGCGCTTTTGCCATTACCAAAACAGAATTGGCTGACCCCTTTAAGAATCCACGATACTACAAGTGGAGAGTTTGTACCTTATGCCACACAAAGTACAGATGCAGAAGATAATACAGTATGGAGTTTACCATTTGGCTATAATTATTATTGGAATGTAGATGCTTACGGACAAGCGACAGGGGGTCAATACGGTGGTGGTGGTGGCACTACATCAGGCTACAAAGTAGTCAAGGAAAGAAGGCAAATACAAATGACAGATGACTTTGTTGATTCCACAGGACAGACAAGTATAGTACTTCAATATATTTCCAATGGACAAAGTGTAGATAATGCCTCACAGATTGATTATATGGCTTTTTCGGCAATCAGGGCATGGCAGGAATGGAAAGCAAGTCCAAACAGAAACAACGAATATAGCCCCGAAGCAAGGGCTTTTTATAATCAAAAAAGAAGGTTAAGGACTTTATTAAATCCCATAACTATTGCAGATATAAGAAACTTATTCCTTCGTTCATATTCAGCGTCACCTAAAAATTAAATAAAATGCTCACAACATTCACAAAAGTAAGCGGAGTACTTATAGTAACCCAAACAGCAGGGCTACCAAAGTACTACGCTGCTACTGCATTGGCAAATGGAAAATTCAATCCAAGTAGCGATGGACTTTATGTAAACATAACCGTTGGTAATGACAATTATCAGATACCATTTGGAGATGTAAAAGTAACGGCTACAAGGGCTACTACTTTAACTGATGCCCTTGCTTTGCTTAATTCAATATTTGGTACATAATGCCCGTTGTAGCAGGTAATACGAGTGGTTCAATAAGTCAGGTGGTTGCAAATATACCATCTGAAATTATTTCGTACACATTGGTAAACAAAACAGCAGGTTCAATAACTGTTTCGGTTTATATAGTGGAAACAGGAGTGGCACAAGTGGCAATTATGCCTTACCAAATTTCATTGGCAACAGGGGAAGCATACGTTTCAGATACAAAGGTTTTGGTAATGGCAAATAGAAGTATTCATTTAGTGGTTTCGGGGGCGTGTGACTACTACTTCAGCATTTCTTAATACTATGGCAACAGCTTGTATATATAAAATAACTTCTCCTAATAATAATATATATATTGGGCAAACAATAAATTTAGTAAGAAGGATTTATTGGTATAGGAGTTGTCATAAAAAAGGGGGAAGCGGTATTATTAATTCTATATTAAAATATGGATTTGATGCACATAAAATAGAAATTATACACGAATTGCCCGTAGATATAAGTAAGAGAAAAATTGATGAATATGAGATATTTTGTATAAGCCAATACAAAGAAAGTGGGGCAAAGATGTTGAATATAAGAGATGGGGGTAGTCATGGTCGTCATTCAGAAGATACTAAGAGAAAAATAGGTGAATTAAAAAAGGGGAATAAAAACAATTTAGGCAAAAAAAGGACAGAAGAAACGAAGGCAAGAATGAAAGTTAGTCAGCAAAATAGATTACGAGGTAAAATACATTTTAATACTGGTTCTAAAAGAACCGAAGAATCAAAAAAGAAGATGAGTGATTCCCAAAAAATGTATGGAATATCGCCAGAGCGAAGATTGAAAATGAGTATAGGTATAAGTGCAGGACTAATGGGTAGAAAAGTATCTGATGTAACCAAAGAAAAACTAAGGCAAGCCAATATAGGCAAAAAAGCATCATATGAAAGTAAGCTAAAAATGAAGTTGTCGGATAGGGAAAGTAACGTATCTATTATTGATACAGAAACAGGAGTTAAATATAAGACAATAAGATTAGCAGCAGAAAGTGCAAATATGAAATATAGTACATTTATGTATTATATTTTAAAACCTAATTTTAAATACCAACGAGTATAAAAATGCAAAGTGTAGTACCACAAAATACTCAATTAGGGAATAAGATTTCCACCTTAAATTCAACATCTACATTGTTGAACGCAGCAGCAGTATTTACAGGTACAGCAGAAGATGTGAGTGCTTATGATTCAGTAATTGTGGCAGTAAAGACAGACCAAGATGGTACTTATTCAGTTCAATTTTCTAATGATGGCACTAATTGGGATTCGGTACTAACAAGGTATTACAGAACAAGTCAGATTGAAGCACCACATAGATTTACGATTGCCCGTAAATATGTAAGGGTTGTTTTTACCAATACAAGTGCATCCAATCAAACATATTTAAGGCTGCAAACAATGTACGGGCAAAAGACAGCTTTAAATGCACCTACGGATGCTGTACTTGCACAAGATTATGATGCTATCGTTACAAGACCAACTGATTATCATTATGAAGTTGCTTTGGGTAGAAGGCAAGGGGCTACAACATGGAATAAGTTTGGTTATAATGCAGATATTGATATAGGTACTGAAACTATTTGGAGTGCAGGTGGTACATTTAGTAAAATGACAGCAGCCGCCACCCTAAGTGTAGTATCTACTTCTATTGCAGACGATAGCGGTAGTACAGGTGCAAATTCTGTTATTATTTATGGTGTTGATGCAAATTGGGATACTCAAACGGAAGTGGTAACATTAGATGGAACAACACCCGTTATTACAAGTGGCACATGGTTAGGCGTGAATAGAATGGCAATTTATTTGGCAGGGACAGGTCAGACAAATGCAGGAGTTATTTCGGCTACTGCTACGGGTGGAGGCTCTACATTACAGGCACAAATGCCAATAGGAGAAGGTACAACACAGCAAAGTATATATTTTGTTGCAAACAATCATCAATACTTAGCTGACTTTTTAGCAATAAATTCAGAAAAAACATCAGGTGGTTCATCTCCAAAAGTACGTTTTAAAGGGTGGGTATTTAGTGCGGTTGCAAATGCAGCTTTTTTAGTATTTAATACTTTAATGGATACAACGGTTGAAAATGCACAAGTCATAGAACCATCACAACCATTTATTATTGGCGAAAAAAGTGTTTTATATTTTGAGGCAACCACAGATACTAATGATACTTTTGCAAGTTGTAGATTTAGTGGTATTTTAGTTAAAGATATAGACGCATAAATTATGGCATTAAGTGATTTAATACTAAATAAAGGAGAGATAGTAGTGATACTGTCTGATAGTACATTGGGTATTGTATCAGATGAAATTGGTTTGAACTTTGGTACAGTACAATCAATTAACGACCTATGTGATTTGGTAACAGTGGGACAGTCAGTTTGGTTTGATATAAAAAATGCAGTACCTTTTATGATTATTAGTGGTCAGAAGTTTTATAAATTAAGAGAAGAACATATTTCAGGAACAGAACCTTTATTATAATGGCAATTCAGAAAGAAAAAAAATATTTTGCTGGAACAGGAGAGAACGCAGGATTTTGTAATTCTGACGATAGTCCGTTTGCCATTGGCACTAATCAGTGGGTAAACCTTAGTAATTTCAGGTCGGGAAGTACAGATAAAGGTGTTACAGGTGTATTGGAAAGCATTGGTGGTACAAGAAGGTTATCTACATTATCTCCATCGGTTACGTTTATTAATATTGGCAAAGTAGTTGATGTGGTTGGAAGAAGGATAATTGAGTTTCTTTATAACGTAAATACAAGTCAGCACAAGATACAATGTTGGTCATACGATGATGATACAATGTATTTAATGTTAGTATCAAGTCAAGTAGATGGTGGTTTAAATTTCAACAAGAATTATCCTATTCATGGGAGGGTGGTTAATGGCGTGGTTTATTGGACAGACTTTTTAAATGAGCCAAGAAAACTAAATATTGATGCTGCCATTAAAACAAACCAATCATCATACACAACAGATGAAGCAGCCTATACCACACCACTTGAATCCGATGTAATAACCATTATAAGGAGACCACCAAACTTTGCACCTTTTGCACTTAAAACAACATTGGGTACTGTTACGGTTAATAACATAACTGATTTTGCAGGGCAATTTGCATGGAGGTTTACATTTAGAGATAATGAAATAAGTGTGCTTTCATCACCTTCAAATTTAATAAATTACAATACGGTTGGTGACACTTATGATTCAGTAGTGGTTTCAGCAATAGATACATTTGGTAACGCCCCACACATATCACAAGACGTACAAACAGTTGATTTTTGTGTACGGTATGCAGGCGACCCATCTTACTTCATAATTAAAACATGGGATAAAAGAATAGCAGCAGATGCAGCAGAAATAGCACTACATAATGCAGGGGTAGATGCACTTAGCTATACTTTCCTTAACGATAGAATTGGTATTGCATTGGATGATGCTTATTCAGTTAAGCCATTTGATAGTGTACCACGTTTTTCCAAGACCATTGAAACAGGTTTAAACAGATTGTTTTTAGGACATAACACAGAATCATTTGATACGCCTACAATAAGTTCTTTATCAGTATCATTGGTTACGACAAGCAACCAAACCCCTTTCCAAAACCCATCATTTAAAAGTGGTGGTGTTTATCAGGTAGGAATAATATTCAGGGATAGGTACAAGCGTGTAATTGGCAATGTGTTTACCAATGATACCATGCGTTTCCAAGTACCTGAAAGGACTTATACAGACGTACCATATACCCACTATGCGGCATTAACCTTATCCAATGCAGCAGCAGCAACAGAAATACCCGATACAGCATATTACTATGAGTTTGTAATGACCAAGTGCCTTAAAACAAGGTTCTTTTTTCAGGCTAAGTCAGGTGGTATGAAGTATGCCATTAAAGACCCTGTTAGTGGGGTTATAACATACACAGATACCTATGTAAGTTCTGCTTATGGATTGGCTTTTAATGCAAGTCTTATGACAGCAGAAGGCATTGGTTATGAGTATAAAGAAGGTAGCAATGACGTATTACAAGTTATACAAGAACTAAGTGCTACAAGATATTCATTGGCGGTCATTGGTCAGGAAGGTAATTATATAATCAGTAAGTTACAGGATTTGGGTAATTTTGCACCCACACAACCAAATATTATTTACGAAATATACACCCCTTACAAAGAATCAGTTTCAGAAGCATTTTATACCACAGGGGAAACGTATTCAGTTACCAATCCAACACAGTCAGGAAGGATATATAGTTCATTAGGTGGTTCTATTTATGGGGATGTTTACAGGTTTAACAGATTTTCACCAACAGGAACTTATGTGGCAGAAAATATGTCACCAATACCTAAATATTGGAAGCAATGGAATACCAATTCAGGTGAGGCAAACTTCGTTATTAATTCAGAAGAAGTAACAAAATACACAGCAGTAAGATGGAGTAACGTAATAATTCAAGGTAGTCAAACTAACGGACTAAGCACATTTGATGCACTTGATGAGAAGGTGTTACCAATGGATTTAGGTAAGCTAAGTAAACTTCAAAACACTTCCAAAGTAGAAGAACAAGGTAACGTAATGTTAGCCATTGGTGAACAAGAAACTGCATCATGTTATTTAGGAGAAGTACAATTAGTAGGTGCAGCACAGAACGCTTTTATAGCATCAGCACCAAACGTAATAGGGACTATAAATGTACTTAAAGGTAGTTTTGGTACAAGGAATCCTGAAAGCGTTGTTGAGTATCGTGGTAATGTATATTGGTTGGATATGAATAATGGAAGGGTAATACAATACAGTAGCAACGGACTTTTCCCGATTTCAAACTATAAAATGACAAGGTTTTGGAAGAATTGGTGCGAGAAGTTTTTATCCATGACAGCAGCAGAAATTGAGGTATTGGGTGGCAGACCATTTGTGTTTAGTGATGTTGACCCATTCCATGATGAACTATTATTTTCCATACCAAAATTATCTGAAACGTCACCCAAAGGACTTATTGCAGATTATAGAGTAGAACCATTAACACCTGACCAACAAGCGTATATTATTTACCCATTTGATATTTTGGACTATCAGGGTAAAACCATTGTGTACGACCTTATCTCAAATACATGGCGTGGTAGCTATTCGTTTAACCCCGAAGGATTTGCAGCCTTACAAAATAACTTGTATTCATTTAAAGAAGGGCAAACATATATCCATAACCAAGCTGACTTACAATGCTATTTTTATGGCACACAATATACAGCTAAGATTATGCCTGTTTCTAATATGTTCCCTAACGTACCCAAGTCTTATAATGCAACAGCAGTAGAGTGTAACCAATCACCCATATATGTTTTGCTTTATAATGATTACCCATACATACAGGAAAGTGATTTGGTTGATACAGATTTTCAATATGGCAATTTGGAAGGGATATGGAACGCTACATTTTACAGGAATATCCTACAACCAACAGCCACAGGATTTACAAGTACAAGTCGTTTAACAGGGGAAAGGATGAGAAGTGTGGCTATGTGGTTTATGTACGAATTTGCACCCACAGGAAGCAATGCCACAAACCTTAAATTTTTAAATATCACGTTTACGGCATCAACGGGTAATCCTAATGTGTAAAAATGTGAGTATTAAAAAGTAATGTAAATTTGATACGGACAGAGAGGCTACATATAGTACCATTAAGTTACGAGCAGTTAGTAAGCAGGGTATATAGTTTTTCGGGTATGATAACCAATGTGGAAGAACAGGAAAACTTTATAAAGTATGCCCTGATACCAATGAAAAACGATGAAAAGAATAGAAATTGGTACACATCATGGGTAGGCTATTACGAAGGTGAAGAAGTTTTAGAATGTGGTTATATTTGCCCACCAACAGAACATAAAGTAGTAGAAGTATTTATCTATACAAAAAAAGAATTTCAGAACAAAGGATTTGGTACAGAAGCAGTAAACGGATTGGTAAGATTATCCACAGCATACAACAATATAAACCATGTATGTGCAAGTATAGCAAAGGATAATTTAGCTTCACAAAGGCTTTTTGAAAAATGTGGGTTTAAGTTTTTGCAGGATATGAGCAACGGAATGAAATGTTACAATAACCAAATAAAAAATTAAGTCATGGCAGGAATGATAGGCGGTATTACTAACACAGCTATGTCCACAGTTGGTGGCATCTTTAGTGCCATTGCAGGCATCAAAGCTGACAAGAAATTAGATAAGCTGTTAAAGACAGACCCTACTTACACAAGTTCGCCATACGCAGCGAATAACTTAGGTATTGCACAGCAACTTTTAAACAGTCGCATGGCGGGGATGTCGGCAAGGGAAAGAAATATCCAATCTTCTGGTGCAAACGCAAGGGCAGGGATTGGAAGAAATGTAACCGACAGTAGTCAAGCGTTGGCTATGATGGCAGGTATTCAAGGGCAAGAAGGCGAACAATTCAATGACTTAGCCATGCAAGAAGCACAAGACGCTGCCATGAAGCAACAAAATTTAATGGGTGCAAATAGGGATATGACAACCGAACACAAAGACCTTTTTGATGATAGTGTACGCAGGTGGCAAGACCAAGTAAATACCGCAATGACACAGTATAAAATGAGAACTCGTGGGGGAGATAGCATTTCGCAATGGGGGGCAGGACTAAGTTCTATGGGTGGCGGTGGAATGGGTGGAAAGTAAATTTAAACCATAAATAAATAAAATATTGTCACGCAGGGGAAGCATACTACAAGATTACGGGCCAACAATTCCGGTGCAAACGCAAGATGCACAGTTAGCGGCTGCAAACTATTACCAAAGAGATAAGGAATTAGCTGCCCAACAAAAGCAGCAACAACAAACAGCCAAACAAAAAGAAGGTAAGGATGCCACAGATTATATAACAGGGTTAAAGAACGACCCTACGGGAATAAATGAAGTAGATACATGGGATGATACAATGCTACTGCGAGAGCAAAATAAAATGCTTGAAATGCAGAATCAAGGTAAAACATTGAAGGATATTGAAATATACGCAATGAATGTTTTGCCAAAGTTGGATAAAACGTCAAAGTTGACTAAGTCTTATAAAGACCAAATAGATAAAGGACTTGTAGATGTTGAAAAAACTTATGGTAACGGGGTTGACATTGCAGCGTATAGAAACAAGGCTTACAAAAAACTTGCAGACGACCTTTTTGAAAGAGATGAAAAGGGGGCAATAGTAAAAGATAAAGACTTTGAGGTAATACCCAAAAACAAAAATTACATTGCCGAAATAGAAGATGATGAAGAATCATTAGGTACGGTATTTAAGTTAGGTGGGGCATTAGCTGATAATATAAAAAAATTACCAACCCCGAATATAAGCAAATCAGAAGACGTAAGAGGGAAGGATGGCAGGTTAAGGTATAATGGTTTTACGGGTCAAGGTAGCGTGTTTGTTGAACAAGATATAGACCCTGAAACAAACATAATAAAGGGGCTAAAGTACAAATCAGAAAAAGTACCATTAGGCAACAACCCTGACGGAACTACTAATTATGCAGAAGTTATGCCTGATGATGAATTTGGCATACTTACACAAACCCCCGCAGCGAAAAAAGAATTTGATATAATGTTTCGTGAGCATTTAAGAAAAGGTAATATTGACCCCACTAAACTTGATAGCAGGGCAAAACAAACATTAAAAAAAGCATACGCATTAGAGTGGGTAAAAGAATCAAATATTGATGGTAGTGCATTTAATCCAAAGATGAGGGATATCCAGCCATTGCCACCAAAGAACATAACCAATAACAACATAAGAGTAGGTGGCGCAAAAGAAGTTGATATAAATGACTTGTACGGAAGGATTGGTAAAAAGATAGATGCAGAAATTGAAAAAGGCTTTGGTGCTGCAAGATTTAGTACTTTGGCAAATGATGAACAAGCTATTATTAAGCAAACAGTAGAAAACGCAGGTTATCCACTTGCAGAAGGTGGGGCTAATATTTATTTGTCTAAAGATGGAAATGAATATAAGATTTACAAAGCAGAAGATGGTAAACTATTGCCTAAAAATGCTGACAACGAAATAGCTACACTTTCATTTGTTGGAACAAATTTACCAAAGCAACCAAACACAGCAACCAAAGTAGAAGTAGTTAAGCAAGGAGAAGCTAATAGAAGTGGTAAGGTAGAAGCAAAACCACAGCTACAATCAAGAAAAGGCAAAGACGGTAAAACTTATACAAGTTCTGATGGTATTACATGGAAGGCAAAGGACGGTACAACAGTAACATTGCAAAAATAAATAAATGGCGCATCCTTCTAAAAAGGTAAACGAAGATTTTTTTGAATCATCATCTACAAAAGTAGTAGAGGAATCTTTTTTTTCTGACGAACCTGTAAAAAAAAAAGGTGGTACAACAGCACAGATTGGTGGTGGTACTGGTGGCGTAGTTGGAAGTTCCAAAGCCCAATCAAGCGTATCTATTGAGCCACCAAATCCAAAAGACAATCCATTTGCAATAGGACAACAATTTAATCAGCCTCCAAAATTAGAAGCTGAAAGACTTGATTTGTCAGATACTAAGAAAAAAGAAGCCATTGCAGAACAGATAAAAACTCCACTAAGGAAAATTCCTTTAACTCCGATACTTGACCAAACCAAAATTGAAAAACCAATTTCAGATATTGATGCCAATGAAGCAATAGCAAGACAGAAGCAGCATAAGATTGATATGGAAACGGCTATTGATAACACTACCTTAAAGGTATTAAAACAAAAAGGTATTGTAGCAGGTAAAGGTTCACCATATTACGAAGCAGAAAGAAAAAAGATTGAAGCAAAAACAAAGCCTACCATGATAGGTGGTATTGTTATTAATGGTGCAGAAGCCACATACCATAAAGATAAAGATGGTAATATTGGATTGGATAGGAATTTAGGATTTTTGGAAGGGATAAGAAAAGGTTTCAATACTGCCGTAGAAGGGGAAGATGAAGCCAATGCCTTTGCAGAAATGGATACCAAGCAAAAGGTAGAGTATGCCAATAAGCAAATGGAAGGTAAGCCAACAGAATACATGGAAGAACGTGGTGGAGTTGGTGAATTGTTAGGCGGTGCAGCCCCTTATTTAGTAAAGGCAGCAGCAGCAGGTACGTTAGCCACAGCAGCAGGTATAGCAGCACCCGAAACAGGTGGTGCATCATTGGTAGGAGTAGCACCTGTCCTTACTGTATTACTTACAGCACCCGATATGATAAAGCAAGGTGCAAAGGATGAGATATTGACAAGGTATCAGCAGTTAAAGCAGGAAAATCCTTTGTCTAATGATGAAGATTTAATGAGGATAGCACAACAAGGGGAAATATCAGGTGGTATATTAGGTGCAGCAGAAGCACTTGCATTTACAACCACTTTAAAATTACCAATAGCAAAAGAATCAAAAGATGTACTGACCAATTACATGAAAGGTGTGGCTTCAAGTGCCGTTCATTTAGGTGGTATAATGTCAGGTACAACAGCAGCAAAAATTGCCGAAAGAAAATTAGAAGGATATAATGTAAAAACTGATGAAGCCATAGATGAAATAACAACTGCTTTTACTGAAAATGCAACAGCAGGTGCAATATTGAACGGTGTTATTAGTGGCGTACATACTTTGCCAAAAGTTATAAAATCAGCAATGAAGTATGCACTAAAAGATACTCCCACTTCTGAAATTAAAACAGCACTTCAAGCCAATGTAGAAGCAGGTAGAATACCACCCGAAGTAGCAGAACAAACCATTGCAGATATTGAAGGTTATAAAGTGGCACTTGCCAAAACAGCCGATGGATTAAAACCCGAAACACAAGCATCAGTAGCAGGATTAATTCAAGCAAGGGATAATGTAGCAGCAGAAATGGCTACCAAAGACCCTACACAAAGAGCAGTTTACGAACAAAAGATTGAAGCGTATAATAAACAGATTGAAAAAATAACCGAAACCAACGACCCGTTAAAATACGAAATAGACGAAGTAACAGGCAATCCAATAAACAAAGTTGCACCAAAAGTAGAAGATACCAAACTATCCGAACCATTACCCGAAAACTTCGCAGGTGGAAAAATTGATGAACAAGGAGTACCAATAGGTAAAGATGTACCACCACCTACCGAAACTAAAAATGTAGAAGAAGCTAATATTGGTTACGAAGATTTACCACAAAACGTAAAAGATATTGTAGATAAATATGGGGAAGCCAACGATAAAACAGAATTTAATAAAAAACTTGAAGAAGCAGGGTACGAAACAGATTATGACTTTGAATCCTTTGGAGTAGAAGATGGAGTAACTTTTAGAAAAATTGAAAAGCCTAATGTAGTAGGTGATGTAGTAGATAAATTCAATAAAGTTGAGGACAGGCTGTTTAATGAAGATGGGGATTTGTATAATAAAATAGAAGATATAGATAAACAACTTTCTTCCGAAGGGGTGGTTATTGAGGCTAATTCGTTTAAAAGGGATTTAGATAAAATGAAAGTTGCTTTTAAGCCTATTATTGAGGAAATAAGAAAAGAAACAGGTAAGGATACAATAAAATTATATAGGGCAAAAACTAAAGGTAAGGAAGATAAATCGGATGCAAGTTCTTGGACATCTCGTAAATCGGTAGCAGAGGCTTTTAGAGATAGACCTGATTTAGCTGGAGAAAAAACAGATAAATATGAAATTATAGAAAAAGAAATACCGCTTGACGATATAATAGCAATTCGTAACACTATTTATGGGGATGGCTTTTTTACTAAAGAAAGGAGTAGTCAATATGAATTTATAGTTTCCAACAAACCCAAAGAACAACCATCTAATGTAGTAGAAGGTAAAGGTAGTGGGGTAGGGGGAGATGTGGAAGCAACTGCTAAAGCACTTGAAAATGCCGATTTAAGTAAGATGCCCAATGTTTCTTTTCATGGGAGTAAGAATAAGGAATTGATATTTGGTAAGCCAAAAGAAGGTAAAGACAGAAAATCAAATATGCAGCTTGATTTTGGCACACACTTTACAAGTGAAGATTACGCATCATTTTATACAGGGGATAATGGTAAAAAATATGCTGCCATTATTGACCTTAAAAATCCGTTGAATTTAACGCAGGGTGTATGGTGGAAAGACGACCCGAATTTTGCCGCTGTTAATAAATTAATAACTGATTTGAAATTAGAAAAAGAGTATGGTAGTTATGATTATTATGATAAGGATGGGAATAAACAACAAGAAGTCCAAAGTGTTTCAATCAATGCCCATAAATTAAATGGGAAAATACCAAAAAAAGTTAGTGATGCACTAAAGGCGAATGGGTTTGATGGGATTATATATGAGCCATATCATCCACAAGGCGGCGGCAAGTATTATGAGGCAAAACCGAATAGCTTTATAGTGTTAGATAATTCTGCCATTAAAGAAGTTAACCCTAAAAATATTGCCGAAGCCTACCACAAAGCGAAGAAAGACGGTACAAATCCTGAACTTGTAAAAGCAGTAGAACAACTCCTACCCACCCAAGAAGGTAAGGTAGAACAACCAATCAAACTAATAGCCAAACTTGAAGCGGAAAGAGATGCAGAGATAGATAAGGTAAGTAAGCCTGACCTAAAATTGGAATTGGTTAAAACCGAAGATTTGGTTAATTCCAAAGACCCAATAGGTAACAGGGAAAAACACAATGAATTAAAGGAAAGGTATAAGCAAATTAGAAAACTCATAGATTGTCTATAATGGGAAAAGAAAAAGACATAGAAGATGAAAAGTTTGAAGCCTTACTTGAACAAAGAAGGCATAATGAACTAAAAGGCTTATTAGTTAAGTTAGCTACTGCTATGTCAGGTAAAGATGATAGTGCAATAGTAGAGGCTATTAATGGTCAAGGTAGTAAAATTGGTGAATTGGTTACGGCAATCCAAAATATGCCAAAGCACGAAAAGCAAGAAAAACCACAGGTAAACGTAGAATTAAACCCAAAAGATTTCGTAGCTTCGGTGCAAGAATTATGCAAAGAAATAGTGGATAGCAATAACAAGGTAATTGAGGCATTGGAAAACAGATTATTACCTGATACATTCACATTAGTAAAGTCGTATGGTGGGGCGACAGAATCAGTAAAAGTAAATTATAAACAAGCTAATTTAATAAACAATAAAAAATAAATAATATGCCAAAAGGACAAACAACAGCAAACGACACAATAGATGCCCTATTACGGGCAGTTGACCCTGCGTGGAGAAGTGGGGCAACAAGATACGTTTCATTGCATACTGCGACACCGGGAGCAGCAGGTGACCAAACAACCAATGAGGCTACCTTTGGTTCGTATGCAAGGGTAGCAGTTACAGCAGCAACTGGTTTTTCAGCAGCAGCAGCAGGAGCAACGGCTAATACGGGGCTTATTCAGTTCCCCGAATGTTCGTCAGGGTCAAATACCGTAACGTATGTGGCTATTGGAACAGCATCAAGTGGGGCGGGACAGCTAATTTACTTTGGTGCTTTGACTTCAAGTAGAGATATTTCTACGGGTATTCAAGCCCAGTTTGCTATTTCATCATTGACCGCAACTGAAAGTTAAAAATGGAAAAATACTCATGTAGTAAATGTGGTTTAGCTGTAATAGTTATTCCAAATGAAAAGCCAATAAAGGCTTGTAAATGCGAAGATGCAACAATAATTGCCAACATGGAAGCTACTGTAATAAGAGCAAGTGGTGGTATAAAAGCATAAATTAATGGCAGGATTTAAAACCATAGGGGAAGTTATTGATGCTGAAATTAACGGCAATGTAAGAAATTATATTTGGCGTAAAACTCCATCTCAAACTACCATATCAGGATTATGGTTTGATACTTCTATGTCCCCCGGTATGCCACCACCACAGTACTATATTGGTGCAATTACAACAGCTACGCAATTAAAGCAATCAACAGATGGAGGTTTGTATCATGGGGCTAATGTATCTCCTTCTGAAAAGTATTTAAGGTGTATGACCACAATGGCTAATGCAGTAACAGCTTTGCCAATGAATACTATTCTTTGTGATTATCTTTTGTTTTATCCTTTTGTGGATATGGGAACAACAGATGCACAAACAATGACCAATGTAAATACGTTGCCAAGATATACGGACGGTAAAGGTGTGCAGGTAATGGCAATATTAACCAATGCAGGAACAGGTGGGCAGCAATTCTTTTTTACTTATACCAATTCAGATGGAGTTGCAGGTAGGACAAGCCAAACTGTTACCATGAATACATCAACAGTTGTAGGTAATGTGATTGGAAGTAATACTGCAATAGTAAATGCTTCAAATCCGTTTATTGGGTTACAGTTAGGAGATAGTGGTGTACGAAGCATTGAAAGCGTTACCATGTTAGGAGTTGATACAGGGCTATTTGCTTTGGTATTGATTAAGCCATTGGCACAGCATTGTTTTAGGGAAGTAACCGTACCATACGAGAAAGACTATTTAGTACCAACAACAGATTTAGTAAGAATATATGATGATGCCTTTTTAGGAATGTTATGTTTGCCTTTGGGAACTTTGGCAGCAACAGTACTTCGAGGGGATTTAAAAGTAATTTGGAGTTAAACAATTTAAAATAAATAATTATGGCAGGTTTTGCAAGTAATGACCAAATAATAAACGCACTTAGTTTAGGTCAAAAATGGGATGCTTCTTTTGGTAAAAACTTTAATCCAACAGCAGCAGCAGTAGCTAATGAATGGCACATGATGGCAAGGGGGGCTGGTAATCCTGCGGCAGATGCTATCTTTGATGCAGGGGCTAACCTTACGTTTCAGGCAGTAGAAGATTCAACGGCAAGTGCAGGTTGTTTACAACACGGCGGTAACGTACAGGCATCAAGTTTTTATAAGTTTCTGTTAAGTGGTCATATTGTTTCTGCGGCAGCAACGGTTGTTCCTTGCACAGTAGCTTTGCTTGATGTAATAGGATTTTATCGGGTAACTACCGTTACTACCACATCAGCACAAGCTACCACCAATACGTTAGGACGTAGTGCAACTTTTACAGCAGATGCAGGAACGGATTTAATGACCTATACAAGTGTAACAAGTTTGCCAAGTAATATTTTAACAGGTACAAGGGTAAGGCTTACAACAACAACAACTTTACCTGCACCATTAGCAACAGCAACCGATTACTATGTAATAAGAATGAGTGATGGAACATTTGAATTGGCTACCTCTTATGCTAATGCCATTGCAGGTACACAAATTAATATTACCGATGCCGGAACGGGAACACATACCGTAACATGGCTTTTACCAAGATATACAAATGGTGCAGGTGTACAAGCTATATTTTTCAATCCTGCTGCAACAGCGATGGGTGCAGCTACTCCTAACCTTTCATTGGGCTATACCAATTCAGCACAGACAGCATCAAGGGCTACTCCAACAGTGTTGCCTATTGGTAAAACGGCAGCATCAAACAGTCATATACTTTACACAGGTGCAACGGGAACTGGTAAATATAATTTTATGATGCCTTTGCAATCAGGTGACAGTGGTATTGCAGAGATTAATACTATTCAAAATTCAACAAACTATGTATCGGGAACTTATACGGTAGCGTTAGTTAAGGAGATTGGCAGATTCCCATTAAGTACATTGGGTTTAGCAAGTGAAAGGAACTTTTTATTTGAGTACCCGTCTATGCCAAGAATTTATGATGGTGCTGCATTATACTTTGCATTAGGTAGTGGTGTTGCCACCCCTGCTTCATCTGCCATTTCAGGTATGCTTACATTTTTATGGGGTTAATATGTTAATAGCGAACTACTCATATATCAATCAGATTTGTGGTCATAATCATAGTGGCATAACAAACCCATGCAAATTTATAAGACCTCATGTTATGAGAGGGTACTATGGCAAATCACAAAATGATGATAATATAGAGCAAATAAAAAGAGATGGTTTCCCAACAGGTACAAATATCCCTTACAGTTTAATAATGGGAGATAAAGGTGCTTTATTAAGTGCCACCACAACCATATCTGGTACATCTGCAAATACATTTGCAATGGCTATGGGGTTAGCTGCACAATCATCATTAACAGGAAGCGGGACTATATCAGGTAGCCTTTCTCTTATAATACAACTTGCTTGTGATATTCTTGCATCAGGAACTATATCTGCATCATTAGTAGGTAAATTAGAAATGGCTTCTGCATTAGCAGGGGAAGGAGATATATCGGCATCATTAGGTTTAATAGCTTTTGTTGTTTCTGAATTAACAGGTAGTGGTACGACAGAGGGAACTTTTTTTGGTACAGCATCTTTGAGTGCAGACATTAGTTCATCATCTACATTAAGTCCTGAAAACTTAGCAGCAGCAGTATGGAACTCAATAGCAGCAAGTTTCAATACAGCAGGTACAATGGGTGCAAAACTAAATGCAGCAAGTGCAGCAGGTGACCCTTGGGGTGCAACATTGCCCGGAAGTTATTTATCAACAGAAGCAGGTGGTATATTATCACAGATACAAACACTTGTTGATGAACTTCATCGTTTGCAAGGGCTTGATGTGGATGCACCTGTTACCATAACACCAACATCAAGAACAGCATCAGGAATAGACATTACAATAGGTGGTGATGGAGAAACAATTAGTACTTTACAAAGAACGTAAATATGGCACTCAATAGTTTAAAGATAGCTACGGATGGGTATTTAAAAAAGACTACAAAAGTAGCACTTGTAATTGCCGTTGCAGGTTATTTAAACTTTACAGATGTACCACCAAACCCACCAAGCGGAGGTGGTGGGGGAGGAGGATATAGCCAAACATACGGAGGCAGACATGAACAATTAGATAAAGAAGACAAGAATAAAATAGCAATAGAAGATAGTCAAATTATTGCCATAGTGCAATTATGTTTAAAAACAACAATTATTTAGAATGAGTAATCCCTGCATAGAAGCACACGCATCAGACAGCGTAAAGAAAAGGTACAATGACCTTATAGGGGAAGGTATGGCAGAAAGAGAAGCTGCCATAAAAGCTGCAACGGAAGAACACCAAACACTTTTTAATGAACTAAATAAATTCAAAGAATCCATAGGAGTTAAACTAACCAAAGACCAAAAAACCTATGTAAGCCCCGATAATTCAGCCAAATTAAAAGAGATAACAGACACATATAACGCTAAGATTGAAGAAGCAAAAAAACAAGATGAACCAAAAACCGAAATAAAAAATGAAGAACCAAAAGCCACCGAAATTCCTGACAAGAAAGAGGGAGATAGCGCTCCTAAACCTGAAATTAGTGAAGCTACACTTACAGCAGGAGAAGGAAAAGAAGGTGGCAAAAAACCACCTCCAAGCGAACCAACAGGAAAAGTAGGGGAAGGTAAGGGTAAAGACAGGCTGAATGACAAGGGTATATTAAACCATTTGGTAACGGCAGATAAAGTTCCCGAAGCATCCAAAGAAGGGTTTAAAGAGAAAGGCTTAAAATATGAAACCAAGAGCCAAAAAGAAGCCGAAGATGTAGCTAAATCCATTATAGATGAATATGGTATTGAAGATGCAGTTTTATTGGCAGAAGCACAAAAGTTTGACGGTGACGTAAATTCTTTAATATATGCCGAAAGCCTTAACCGTTTAGGCAAGTTTGAAGCAGAAGCTAAGACACCCGAAGAAAGAATATCCATTGCAAAACAGTTTGCAGAAGTAGGCATTAAGTACGACGAAGCAGGTAGAAAAGGTGGTAGATTTAGTTCTGCCATAAACTATTTTTACAAAAAATCTCCATTAGGTATTCAAATGATGGAGAACGCAAAAAGAAAGGAGCAATTCGAGGAATTTGCAAAGCCAAAAGATAAATCATGGAAAGAGTTTTTTGATGAAATGGTAAAAGAACCTGAATTTGATGCTATCATTAAAGAACAGGTAAAAGAGGGGATGAAACAGGAAAGGTCAGAAGCAAGGGCAGCAAGGATTAAAAAAGTGGATGAATTTTTTGATAAGGCAAAAGACCAATTTAAAGGTGGTGCAACGTATTCTACTATAATACCACCAAGAGTAATTACTACTGCATTAGAAGGCATGAAAAAGGCTTATCATGCAGGGGAAAAAGTAGCTAAACTTGTTGAAGATGCTATTGATTACATTTCAAATGAATTAGGTGGTGCATCATGGGATAAAGAAAAATTCAGAAAAGAGTGGGAAGAAAAACTACAAGATAAGCCTGAAAAGAAAAAACTTACAGATGAAGAAGTAAAAGCCAAAATACTTGACAGGTTTAGGAATAAATTAAAAGGGTTATCCGATAAGCAAAAAGAAGATGTAGTTAGAAAGTCATTCCAAAAGATAGTTGAAAGTGGTGGCTTAGATTATGCCGATTTTAGAAAGATAATTGCTGACGTTACAGGGCGTGGAGAAATGACAGATGCAGAAGCCGTAAAATTAAAGCAGTTAGTTGCTGAAACAAATAAAGTAGATGACGCAGCTAAAAAAGCAAGGGAAGAAGAAACATACGAATCTTTAAGAGATTACAGGATTGCACAAACTAAAGCAGGTGCAGCCACAAGGGAGTTAAATACATTATTGTACAACCGTCCTAATATAACGAAGCGACTTACGTCTATGTTGCAGTTAAATACATTAGGTATAGCTGCATTGGTAAATAACCCTACTTATAATGTTATAAATCAGTTAGGCATTAGAGTACCCGTTGGGGTAATTAAAACCATTGGTGACAGGGTTATACAAGGTGTCGGTAAACTATTTGGCAAAGATATACAGCCTGAAACAGATGTTTTTTCACTACAAGTGCAAAAAGAATTTTTTAGAAAATTAGGTTTAGGTAGCCGAGAGGCTTTAGGTCAGTTCTTAACAGGTCTTAATAGGATGGATTACACGCAGAAAGAACTACATGGTCAGCAGATACGTCCAATTACATCAATGAAGGAATTATGGGAATACAGTAGAGGCGAAAGAAATTTAAGCAAAAAGCAAGTCATAGATAAATTATTACAGGCATTACCGCAAGGATGGACAGCAGAGATTATTGCCCGTACATTGAATTTAGGGGATAAGCCAATGCGATTTGCAGCAGAAGGCGCACAGGCAGCAGCATTTGCAAAGGGGTTAGGATTAAAAGATATTAGGTACGAATTATTTATTGAGTTCCCAAGAGAAGAAGCATATAGGGCTTATAAAGAAAAGGGGTTATCAGATGCAGAAGCAGCTAAGAAAGCAGATTATGTAAAAGATACTATTGTAAAGGAGGGGGAAAGGTCAACATTCCAACAAGATAATTTCGCAAACGATATTTTAAATAGAATATTTGGTGGTAAAGAAAGTGGTATTGGTGGTTTAGCGAAAGCAACGGTAATATCACCATACATAAAAATACCTGCCAATGCCTATTGGAGTTACTTTAATATTGTTAACCCCGAAGTTGCAATTTTACAATCAGCTATATACGGGGCAAAGGCTTTTGCAAAAAGTAAGTACGATACTAAGTTTAGTTTTGATAAATCTAACAGCACAGCAGCAAAAGACTTAAACGAAGCAAAGTATTGGATGGCTCATGCCGTTGTAGGATTTGCTACAAGGGCTGTAATAACATCTTTGGTGGGTGCAGGTATATTCCGTTCATCTAACACACAGGATGATACAAAGAAAGAAAGGGAAGGCGAATCATTCTATGAAAATCAAGGTACAGTAAATGTAGATAAGTTATGGGCATACGTTAACGGTGAAGACCCAAGTAAGATAAAGGGTGGCTTAGTAGTTCAAAATAGGTGGTTTGGACATTTCGGAAGTGTTGGTAATACCATAGCCAAGCGTGAAGAAGAAATGACAGCAGAAGAAAAAGCAAACAGAGATAGTTATTGGAGTGAAATGTTAGCCAATATGGATGAATCATTTTTACCTGCCTTAGAACAAGGTATATTAGGTAATACTTCATCATTAATAACAGCTATGAATAGGGGTGGTGTAGATATGCAAAGGTGGGGCGTAAACACAATGAATATGTTTACAAACATTATTCACCCTGCCGCATTTGCCCAAGTATCAAAAGCACAATTACCATACTACACAAAGACAAAAGCAGATAGTTTTGGCGAAGAACTTAAAAATGCAATGCTTACCCGTTCATCATGGTTAAGGAAAGCAAGTGGTCAATACCCTCCAAGTAAAATAAGCATTTGGGGAGATAAAATAGAAAAAGAAGGGAATATGGTGCAAAAGTTATTTGGATTTAGCAAAGCCAATGACGATAATTTTGCACAACCAATTTATGAAGACTATAAAAAAACAGACAACACAAAGTTTTTCCCAAGTGCAGTTAAACCCGAAATAAATAATGGTAGAGAAACAATAAAACTACCTGTTAAAGAAGCATACAGATTAGAAGAACTTGTAGGGCAGCAACGCAAAGCCTTACTTGCACCATACGTTAATGACATGGCTAAATTTGAAGGTGATTATAAAGTTTACAGCCAACTAAAAGAAGAAGAAAAATTAAAAAATCTTGACATTATTTATGATGAAGGGTTTAAAAGAGGTAAAGAGTTATTCTTAAAAGAGTTCCCTAAATACGTTGCAGCACCCGAAACTTATACAGAAAAACAACAAGACAAAAAAGAATCAAAGAAGAACCAAACTTTAAGAGAAGCTATTAAAAAAAGAAAAACAACATCAAGCTATTAACCAATGAAACCAATAGTACAAGCAGCAATATGGAACAATGGTATAGTTTACAAAGGACACAGACACAAGGATATAGTTATGTCCCAACCAAAGCATTTAAACATACGTAAAGGCGGAATCGAAGGATTTGTAACAAGCAATGGAATGTTTTTAGACCGTAAAGAAGCAGCTAAACTTGCTTACGAAATGGGGCAAATAAGTGAACCTGTTGAATCATTAAAAAGTGAACATATTTATTGATTATGGAAGAAAAATTAGAACAAAGCGGTTCAGAACAGTTATATCACGCTTTAAATAAAAAAATGGTAGAAATGGCACAGCTATTAAATGCCACTAATTTAAAGAGTTTGGATATTACAGATTCAAAAGATAAGTCATTTGAAAGGCTTAAAGTATTATGGGATAGTGCTGCAAAGGTAGCAGAGGCAACAAAAGCATTGGGGCAAACAGCAGGGATATTAAAAATGGATGCGTCCGAGCATGAAAATAAACCATTTGTTGAAACAATAGCTTCTGACAGAAAATGAGTAAAGTAATTGAAATATTTAATGCAAAGGTATCACTACCTGATGTACCTGAAAAGGTAGAAGATTGGGGGTATGCAGATAATCCAAAGATGCAATATTGGAGAAGGTTGCCATTGCCTAATTATTTTAATGAAGTAGAGTACGATAAGGATGGTAATGCACTACTTAATTTCCAACAAAGAGAATACGCTTTAGAAGAAGTAAGAAGGTGCAAGGAAGGTTTTTGGTTTATGAATTGTGGTAAACCAACATTTATAACAGGCAAAAATTACTTCTACCTACAACATTGGAAATTAGAAGATGATATTTTCCCTGAATATCGTGACTTAGACAGAAGGTATTTTTTATTCCTTAATCATTGGGAAAATACTTCATGGTGCTTGGGTGCTTTAATTGGTAAGAAAAGAAGGCAGGGGGCTACATCAGTAGCTACATCTAATATTGTTTACGAGTGTATATTTTTTAAGAATAGTTTTTGTGGACTTACGAGCAAAAGTCAGGTAGATGCTAAATCTGCATTTACAAACATGATTTCTTTTGGGTATAGGCAATTACCTGTGTTCTTAAAACCAAAACAATTAAACAACAAGGATAGTGTAAGCGAGTTAGTGTTTGCACATAAGACAGTTGATATAAAAGGTGGTAAAGGTGGTGCATTAGATACGGATACAGGACACCGTAGTAAAGTTGATTATCGTGCGCCTTCATTAAATGCGTATGATTCCGGTAGGCTTTCACGCTGCTTGGTTGATGAGGGTTCTAAGTGGGCAAAAGAAGTACCATTTTCTACATTTATTTCCATTGTAAGTAAAACATTGGTAAAGGGTGCTAAGAGAGTGGGTTTTTTAGAATGTCCATCCACAACTAATGCCATGACTAATGGTGGTGAAGAATTTAAAATAGTTTGGGATAATGCAAACCAATTAAAATACACCGATAGGACACCAAACAGGCTTGTAAAATATTTTACCCCTGCATACGATGGGTATTATGGTTTTATTGGAAGGTATGGAGAAAGCGTTATTGACCCACCAACAGAAGAACAATATGCTTATTTAGTAGAAAACTTTGTAGGCGCAGGTGACTTATCAGAAGATGATATAAGATTAGGTGCAAGAGAATATTTATTACAACGCAGAGTTCAATTAGAAGGGGCGCAGCTTGAAGAAGAAATAAGGATGAACCCTTTTGATGAAAAGGAAATGTTTCAGTTGGCTAATGTGGGGTGCTTGTATGACCAAATAAAATTAAATGACCAATTAGATTGGCTTAGTTATAATGATGTATTGGAACGTGGCAACTTAGTTTGGGAAAATCAAGATGAATATTACAAGCAGGTTGTAAATCCTGACGGTAGTATAGATGTAAAAGTAGGCAAACTTATTTGGACACCTAATAACAATGGAATTTACGAGAAAGTAAAAGGGTGGAAACCAAAAGAACAAAATAATGTATATCAAAAAAACGGCAGCTTTTTCCCTAATTCAAATTATGCCATAAGGATAGGATGTGACCCTTTCAAATATGATAAAACAAAGGACATACGAAAGTCATCATGTGCAACGTATGCTTATCAAATGGAGGACTTAATGAACGCAGAAGACCCTTATAATGATATGTTTGTTATGAGGTATTCAGGAAGACCATCTACAACAGATTTACAGTACGAAAATGTTTTAAAGATGGCATGGTATTGTAGTTGTCAGGTTTTAATAGAAAGAAATATAGGGGAAAGTCCAAAGAAATATTTTCAATCAAAGAAGTGTGCAGGGTTTTTAATGTGGCTACCAAACGAAGTTGAATTTGGTATATACACAGATGGTAAGGGTAATGTAGTACAATCTATATGTGATTATACAGAATCCTATATTGAAAAAAGTGTACATAAGGTTTATTTTAAAGAGTTATTAGGGTTAGATTCAGGATGGCTTGGATTTGAAGTAGCCAATACTCAAAAGTACGATGATGCAATGAGTAGTGGGTTTGCGTTTATAGCAGCGAAGAACAAAAGATACGCATTACAATCAGACAATAAAAAAACATTACAAGATTTCATGCCTTACCGTAAGGCTGTATAAAAATTAAAAAATAGATAACCATGAAATATCAGGCATTAAACAACGGGAGTTATGAGATATGGAAAGATATAAAAGGAGTTGACAAAGGGTATAAAGTAAGTAATATGGGTAGAATCATGTCATCTAAATCTGGTGTTGATATTATATTAAAACCATACAGTGCAGGGAAAAATTATTGTATGGTAGCACTTAGGAATAATGGAGGGTGTAAGAGAATGTATGTTCATAGGATAGTGGCACAGTATTTTATAAGTAATCCTAAAAAATATCCAGAGGTTAATCATATAGATGGGGATAAGTCTAATAATAAAAGAAGCAATCTAAACTGGACTGATGGCGTAGGTAATATGAAACATTCAAGAGAGAATTTGGGATTTAATCAGAGTGGGGAAAATAGTGGGACTGCAAAACTAACAGAATCAGATGTTAGGAATATGATATCACTATATAATACTGGTGGATTTTCATTTAAAGAGATAGCTGATAAGTTTAATATATCTTCAGGTCACGCACACGGAGTAGTAAATAGAAAATTTTGGAAACATTTAAAAATAGCATAAAATGAAGTATCAATCACTAAATAATGGTAGCTCATATAGTTATCCTAACCAAAATGTACCAGCAGATAAAAAAAATTCTGAATGGTGTATGGCGTATGCTAAAGCAGCGTATTATGACTTTACCACAGCATATCCGAAAGGAGTATTTTATGGTAACGGTGGAGATTATGAGAAGTTCCGTATGTACGCACTTGGTAAGCAACCTGTAAACCAATATAAAAAAATGTTAGGAGTAGATATGGCTACTCTTGATACACAGTTGGTAGTGGATTGGACGATAAGAGCAGTGGTTAGTGGTTACAGGGATAAAGCGATAAGCCGTTTAATGAAAGAAGATTATTCCATTGTGGCAACACCTGTGGATAGCCAAAGTAAATCAGAGGCAGAAGAATTTTACAATAAGATACGGACTAAGATTATCATGCGTGATATTTTAGCACAACAAAATTCAGAACTTGCAAACCACCCATTAGTATCTCTTGAAAGTAATGAGCCAATGGATTTAGAAGAATTGGAAATGAGAGTAATGAATGGAGAGCAGTTTAACCGTTCTATGGATGCTGAAATGGCTATTGAATTAGGATTTTATGAAAATAATTATAAGGCAGTAAGAAAAGCATGGTATGAAGACCTTTTTGATTATGGAGTAGCAGGGTATCTTGAATGTTTAGGCGATGACAACAAAGCAAGGTTTGAAAGAGTTAACCCCGAAAGTGTAATATGTAGTTATGCCAAAGACGGTACATTTAGTGATATGCAACACGCAGGGGTGGTAAGAGATGTATCATTGGTTGACCTTGCATTGGTTACTAATGAAGATGGTTCACCAATGTTTGATGAAAAAGAATTACAGGAATTTGCAGGTAGCATTGCAGGTAAGTTTGGTAATCCAAGAGAATTTGGCATGGGTTCTACCACAGCATTAATTAAACCATACGATAAGTTTAAATGCAAAGTACTTGATATGTACTTCTATTCATACGATGAAGAAACCTATACAAATGTTAGTGATACAAATGGTAATGTTAAATTCAGAATGGAAGTAAGTGGAAGGGGTGAGTTAACCAATCAAAGATACACCCGTAAAAGAATACAATACGTTTATAAATGCAAGTGGATTATTGGTACTGATAAATGTTATGATTGGGGTAAATGCTATGACCAAAAAAGAAAACAAGATTACAGCAAAAAAGCATTAACAAGATTACCAATACAATTAGTGGCTTATAACTTCTATGAAATGAGGGCGCAGGGTTTTATGGAAAGGCTTATACCTTACATTGATGACTACCAATTAACCATGCTTAAAATACAGAACTTTAAGAACAGGGCTGTACCAAGTGGATGGTGGATTGATATGGATAAATTGGAAAACGTAGCCAAGAACAAAGGTGGAGAAAACATGACACCACAGGAAATACTACAAATGTTTTTAGATAGTGGTATAGCATTTGGACGTTCACTCAATGATGTAGGCGAACCAATACAAGGAAATACACAGCCAATTATTGCCATGCAAAATTCAATTATGTCTGAATTAGTAGGCTTCTTCCAAGACCTGCAAAATACAGTAATGGCTATTGAAAAAATGACAGGGTACAATGATATTACAAGTGGTAATCCTAATCCAAAGACACTTGTGCCGGGGTACGAAATGGCAAACCAATCAACAAATGAAGCCTTATTCCCTTTAGCATACGCAGAAGAAAGCCTAAGTTTAAGATTAGCGGAAGATGTTTTTAGTCGTATCCAACAAGGAGTGCGGAAGGGGAAAATATCAGGGTCAGTTCCGTATAGTGGTGCTTTAGGAGTAAATACACTAAGGTTTATAGAGGTAGATGAAAAATTATCTCTACGAGATTATGGTATTGAATTACAAAAAAGAACAACAGAACAAGAAAAGAACTGGATATTCCAAATGGTGCAGGCAGATATAGCAAATGGATTCTTAGACACAAGTGATGCCATTGCTGTTATATCTACCATGAACGCAAAACAAGCAATGACCTTGCTGGCTTATCGTGTTAAGAAACAAAAGAAAGAGTTACAAAATAATCAGTTAGAAACAATTAAGGCTAATAACGACGGAAGCACTCAAGCGGCGCAGGTGGCAGCACAACTGCAAGCCCAACAAAAACAAATGGAATATGACCATGAGTTAAAGAAGCTACAAATAGAAACACAAAAGGAGGTGGCTATAACACAGATGAAAATAGAGAGCCAAGAACGTATTGCGTTGAGTAATGACCAAGCTAAAACAAGTGTAGCAGAAATAACAGGGCAAGCTAAAATAGTTTCTAATGAAATAACAGGGGTTCATCAGAAAGAGAAGCAAATTATTGCTAATCAAAAACAAGAGAAAGCGGAAGCATAATCATTTATTCCTATTGGCGTAGTGAAGCATAGCCTTTTCTACGCCATGTTTTTTTATATAATAGCTTAGTGTACTTGACTTACTTAACCCAAAAAAATCTGACCATTCTTGCAATATCTTAGTAACTCCATTATACTCTATAAACCTTGTGCTACGCCTATTGTAACATTGTTCTTTTGGAGTAGCCCATCTACAATTTGACGGTTCGTAATTACCATCATTATTAATCCTATCTAAAGAATGTTTAGGAGTTGGCTTTTTACCCATATCTTCAAAAAAGTTTTCAAATTTTTTCCATCTTTCGCATACTTCGATTCCCCTGCCACCGTGATTTTCAAATCGTACAGTATTATGGTTATAACATCTTTTAAACATACCTTGCCATGCCTCATATTCCGATGTAATACCACCTATTGTTTGCCCATGAGTAACATTCCCATTTTTTTGATGCTCAATACCTAAACATCCACAACTCTTAACTTTTCCAGATGTTAGCGAGCCTGTGGGCTTTTGTACCACCTTGCCTAAAGTGCATTCACATTCGCAATTCCAGTATCTTTTATGTTTTGATGAATGGCTAAATGATAACACGGTTAGTCTGCCGAATTTTCTACCCACGAGGCTTGGTAAATTTTCCATAAAATAAAAATTGGGATATTTAAGCGATTGCAGCACTTAAACACCCCATTTTGGATTTTTACACCCGTTATCATACTGCAATTATGTTAACGAGAATACAGGTACAAATATAGTGAATAATAAACAATTTCGTATATTTGGTATAAAATTTATAAATCATGGCAAAAGCAACAAGAACAAAAAAAGTAGATGTAGTGGAAGAACCACAGGTAGCACAAATGGCACAAACACCTGATAGTTTAGCTGAAATAGTGGAAACCCCTAAAATTGGAGATGAACCACCATCAGTAACATTGGAAGAAGTTAAGGAAGTGGAAAAGGTGGAAGAAAAGAAGTCAGAAGTGCCTGAACCAATCAAAGTAGTAGAGCCAATAAATACCGTATTTGATGATAACCTTACAATAGAACAAAAAATAGAAAACTTCCTTGAAGGTAAAAATGGCTTTGTAAGGGCAAATGATTTCCTGAAAAGTGTGTTTGGTATTCCAAAATTCAATGAACCTCCAAAGTGGTTAAATCAGGGTAGCAGTAAGTTATTAAAAAAGACTTTGGATAGCATGGTAGCCAATAAGACCATAGTGGTACAAGATAACAAACATAGGTTATTAGGACAGCCATATTACCCCGATAGTACCACAGGAAAACAGCAGCACCGTAACCTGAATAATGTGGAGATATACCTTAAAAAGTGAGTATTAAAAAAGTAATTATATTTGTTATAACAATCAAAAAGTATATTTATGTTCATAAGAAAATTTTATGAAACAGCCGTTGATGAAGGCGGTGGTGAAGCAGCAGTAGCCGAACCAATCCAAATGAGTGCAGCAGAAGCTATGGCTAAACACGGCAGCAAAAGTGATGAAAACAGGGTGGAAGCACCCGTTGACATAAACGAGAAGAAAGAAGTTGAAAAACCAACCGTTGATGAACCTGCCACTGCGAAGGTGGAGGAAAATCCAACAGATGAAAAACCCGCTTCTGAAACCTCACAAGAAAAAACAGAAGTTCCCGTAGATGTACCAAAGGTGGAAGAAAAGCAACCAATAGTTGCAGAAACACCCAAAACACAAACGCTGGAAGAAGTTCTTAAAACAAATCAACCCGAACAGATTTTTAAAGCGTTAGGGTTTGATGACGACAAGGTAGCACTTGTAAGCGAATTGAAGGATATTGACCCTAAAATGGTAGGTATCATTCAGGCTTATAAGGATGGCACGTTAGGGGATTATGTTAAGGAGTTAAGTACGGATTACTCAAAGATGACAGCCGAAGAAGTGATGCGACATCAACTAAGGCAAGAGTACCCAAAAGCCACTCCAAAGCAGCTTGAAGCCCTTTACAAAGCAGAGGTAGTTGAAAGGTATAAGATTGACCCTGAAATCTATTCTGATGAAGAAGTAGAGTATGGACGGGATTTACTTGATGTAAAAGCCGATAAATACAGGGACACGCTTATTGCCAATCAGGATAAATTTCTGCTACCAAAGCCACCTGAACCAAAAGCCGAACAAGTAGCCGATAACACGGCAGAACTAAAGGCTAAAGAAAATGTAGAAAATTACGTTAGGACTTTGAAAGAAGACCCCTACACAAAAAATATCATAGCCGACAAAAAGTTCACACTTGGAGAAGGCAAAGAAAAGTTCTCATTCCCTGTTGACCCCGAAGAACTGATTGACGTTCTAAGTAACGGAGAAAAATGGGCAGAAACAATGTTTGACGATAAAGGGGCTATTAAGACAGAACATCAGTTATTGATAGCAACAGTAGCCAAACACGGAAAGAACTTTTTAGATGCGTATGCTTTACATTTCAAAGGTTTAGGAGGGAAAGAAGTCATTGAACCGATAAATAACGCCAAACCGCCTGAAAATAGTACATCATCCAAAGCAGACCCATTACCAACAAATGCTGCGGCATTAATGGCAAAGCAAGGAGTACGAAGGACAGGTGGTTAAGATAAAATGAAGTTAGGGTTGTAAGAAACAATATTAATTAATCTTACAATTTTATAATCATGGCAGTATCACAAGGAGTAGTTAATAAGTCGTTTGTATCGGCTATTGACTTTTTAGACCAAAGGGACATAGACCCTTCAATCTATGACCAAAGCAGGGACAGGGACTTTACCGATATTATGAAAATCGTTTCCCGTACCAAGCCCTGCACAATGCCTACATACCATAACTTCGTTAACAACGATGTGTATGAAATAGGTACAATCAGTGCTGTTACCACCACAGGTACAGCAGCCCCCGTTTTCACAATCAATACAGCGTCAACTTTCCCTCGTGTGGGTGATTTGATTATGTCTTCTAACTCTAATAACGTAGGAAGACAAGCACGTATTCAGGCAGTAACTTTCGGTTCAGGTACAGCAGCTATCACAGCACGTTCAGTAGGTGGTAATTCTGCCCCTTTCTATGTAACCATTGGCGATACCGTTGCGTTTTCTTCTAACGCTTTCTCTGAAAAGTCATCTGCACCAACCAACAGGCGTTATGGCTTAACCAAGTATTACAACCAAACACAGATTTTCCGTGAAGTGGATGAAATTACTGATATTCAGAAGGTATCTAAAATCGAAGTTAATGTAGGTGGTACTTATTCTATCCTGCCTTACCAAACAATCCAAAAATACACTAAGTTAAAAGGTGATATTTCAGTACAAATGTTAGCAGGTGTTCAATCTACTACTTTGTATTCTGATACTAACCCATTCTTAACTGATGGTACAAATAACCTGCCTGTACAAACAACAGGTGGTTTGGATTGGTATGTTACCACTTATGGTATCAGCGACAGTGCAGCAGTATTAGGAACTTTTGACTTCACCGAATTGGATGAAATCATTGACAACTTTATTGCTAACAAAGCACCTACTGACTACATGGTATTCATGGGTAGCAGGGCTTATCGTGTTATCAGCAAGTTCCTGAAATCTTTGCCTTCTGCAAGTATCGTATCAGGAAGAATTAATTTGGATGGTAAGGATATGGATTTCAATGTAGAATCATTGAAGTACGGTGGTTACACCTTCGATTTCGTTCATATTCCAATCTTTGACCAACCACAATTATTCAGTGCAACATTGCGTTCTGATGTAAACGGTTCACTTTACCTTGTTCCAAAAGACAATGTAGATACCGTTGATAACGGAAGCCAACCACGTATGCAAATACGTTACCTGCCAAAACCATTTAGCGGAAGTTCTGCTAACATGAGTTCTAACGGTATGGTAACAGAGTGGAGGTTAGGTGCTTTGGCTGAAATTCCAACTTCTGATGTAATGTACCTGCAAACAAACTGGGAAACAAATCAGGGATTGGAGTGCTTGGCAGTTAAGCATTTCCAAAAGTATCAAATAGTATAAGGTTCTTTTAAAAGGGGAGAGGTGTTAAGCCTCTCTCCTATATTTTCAACAATCAAAAAACAAAAATTATGTTACAACAAATTGCAGAGTACAACGACCTTTCACCCGAATTATTAAAAAAATTACAGGACAAAATTGAATCATTTGGGAAGGTAGTAAAATACCGTTTCGATATTGAACAAGAAAATCCTGACAAAACATTTTACAACGGGAAAACAATATTCCCCGGCATTTACACCCTAAGACCCGCAGTATTTAATATTACGGATAACGATGAAAAAAGGGCAGGTAAATCAAAGTTCAAAAAGATTGCATTAATCAAGAGCCACGAAAGTAATGGCACAGGTGGTTACAAAACAGAGTTCATTAAAATAAGAGTTCCTGCAACAGCAAGAGGGCAATTAAGATTAAACCTTGAAACACCCGAAGATATTGCTAAGTGTATGCTCATTGAATTGCATCCAAAATTAAGTGGCGGTATGTTTGCCGACAAGGATACAAGACCTCTTATAAATAGGGTGGATGATGTGCAGGAAGCAAGGACACAAACAGAAGAAAGGGCAGAAAAGCGTAAAGCAGCAAATGCAGTAGCAGATATGGATGAAAAATCGTTAATCCAGTTTGCAGATGCTATGAATTGGGACAGTACCCAAGACCCTGTTGTGTTAAGAAACCTTGCAGAAGAATTAGCTGATGATGACCCTAAATTTTTAAACGATTTAGTGTCTAATAAGACCTTTGAAATAAGGGCAATAGTTAAACAAGCATTAGATAGGGAAATTATAGCTTATGACCCTGTGGAATACAAAATCACATGGGCAGGGAATAAGCAAACCATAACCGTATTAAGTCCATCAGGTGAGCAATCTGAAATCGTAAAGTTCGCAGAATATTTGCACACAGGAGGAACAAAAGCGGAAGAAGCATTGAAGAAAATAACACAGCTTGTAAAAGAAAAGAAAGGGGCTGTGGCTTAAGTTTTTTTGATTGTTGATTGGATTGGTTAGTAAATTAATCCATGACGGTGGATGGCTACCTTTGTAGTTCTACCTTTTACTTATTAAAATTATAATCATGGCATTAACCGTTTCTTTTACAGCGTCAAGTGTGGCAGGAGAGCCAAGTCAGATATTATTTTCAGATACGTCTACGGGGAGTGATGGAACAATTACGTCCCGTAGAATTTATGTTGCTGACAGTAAAGGTAATTTTTTAGTTGAAGATGCAACAACGACTGAATATGAGGTATGGGCATTACCGTTAGCAACTGATATTACATTAGACTTACTTTCTGCCGATACAGCTTGTAGAATAACCGTACAATGGCTAAATGTAAGTGATGTAGTTGTATATGATTATACAATAGATGCTATTGGTTTTACTGAATTTAATGAACAATTTGACTACGAACAAACAACCTTAATGAGTGCTAACAAATTGCTTATTAATGACAATAATTTTTGGGGCAATAAGAGTAAACTAAGGGCTGCAATAGATTCAGGCAATAAGGCTATAACAAGGGCTTCTGATTTGGTTAATGCTCAATCATGTTATGACGAAGCTACTGATATAAGATTAGCTGCACAATATTTATTTAACGGAAATTCATAGATAATGGCTGTACTTACTGTTGCTCAAAGACTTTCAATAGCGGATATTTGCGAATACCTTGCATTGGTAGCAATAAAAAAAGGTGGCTTATATGCAGCAGGTATTCCAATAGATTTACCACAAAAGATATACAATCTAAAAACATCTATTCAATACAAGTATGATTCTGACCCATCTGATACCACATTAGAACAAACGTCAGCATACCTTTATAGTATTTGCAGGTTTGTATTACAGGCTCAATCAATAATTCAGATAGCAGGTTCGGTTAGCGGTACAATAGCCACAACAACACCAAGTCCTTATCAGTTCATAGTAGATGCAGCGACATCGTTTATTATTGATGGGCAATCATCTAAAACTATTACTGCATTTATAGGATATAACTTGATTTTTGTACGTGGTGGGATAACTCAAAACACAACAGATGATGGTTCAGGAAGTTACTACTCATGGACAAAGGCAACAGGTAGTTTTGTTTGTTACCCAGCAGCAAGTACAAGTGAAATTTTTGGACTATTCCCTATTTAAAATAATTATATGAAAAGTTTAATATGTTCTTTAGTTTTTATTTTTAGTTTTATTTTTTCTTATGGTCAGTTTGGAATTACACAAAATCTTGGGAACGCTAATACATTAGTGCAAGTACCTGCAAATGGTGGTTTAAGGGCAGGATTAATTAATAGAGTATTTTTTGATACTACTTCTGCCAACTTATCCCAATTAGATTTTTATGATGGCTCACAGATAAAAACTTTAAGTCCAAACGCTTTGTGGTGGCGAGATTCATCTTATATGGCTTGGAGGCAAGTATTACCCGCAGGTGGTGGTAGTGGTGGTGGTTACGCATGGGTTATTGGTGGTAATACATGGGCAAATGATGTAGATGATTTAACCTTTGGAGCAAGAAGCAGTAATAGGATATTGTTTAAAACAAGGGATTTGACAAGGGTAGTATTAGATTCCACAGGATTAGGTTTGCTTGGTTCTGTATCGGATACGGCAGCTAATAAGGTAATGACTTTTAACCCCACTACTAAAGCATGGAATTATGGGTATTGGTATGGTAGCGGTGGTGGTGGTGGAAGTGGATGGTCATTAACGGGCAACGCCTCCACAGTAGCAGGTACTAATTTTATCGGAACGACAGATAATGTGGGGCTGATGTTTAAGGTTAATAATGTTCAGGCGGGGTATATTGATATAGTAAATGGTAATACAAGTTTAGGGGAAAATTCCTTAACATCAAATACAACAGGAGGCGTAAACGTGGCTATTGGTTATAATAGTGCAAATGCTATAACAGGTGGCGTCGGGAATGTTGCTATTGGAGCATCCACATTATCTGCGGTAACGAATGGAGGTGATAATACAGCTATTGGTGAGGGTAGTTTAAGCATATCAACAAGTTCAGGTAATATTGCGGTTGGGGCGCATTCAGGCAGGTACTTAACATCAGAATCAAACAGGCTTATTTTTAACTCTTTAAACCGTACAAATAAACTTGGTGATACAACAAAGGCAATAATCTACGGCGCACAGGATGCCACAGCAGCTAATCAAAGGCTGTATCTGAATAGTCAGGTGTATTTACCTTATGCAGCAAGTGGTGTGGGTACAAAGGCACTACGAATAGATACCATAACAGGCTTAATTACCTATGCAGATACAACGGCGGGGGGAGGTACACCATCATTAACGCAATATCGAATAGCAGTAGGTAATGCCTCAAACCAGTTATCGGATAACGCAGCCATAACAGCCAACCGTGCATTAATATCAGATGCCAATGGAGTGCCAACACACGCAACTACAACGGCAACGCAGGTAGGGTATTTATCATCTGCCACAGGTACAACAGGTACGGCAAGTACGAATGTGGTGTTCAGTACTTCCCCTACGCTTACAACGCCAACATTTGCTACATCTGCCATAGTAAACAATAACACAGCAGACGGCACAGCACTAATGGTAAGTGATGCTAACCGTTCATTGGGCGGTACTGCACAAACAACAGCAATGAAGATTTTAGGGAGTGCTACGCCATTGAATAATCTGTTGCATATGGATAATAACCAAGCAACAGGCAGGGCGGGGTTTACGTTGTCAAACTCAGCAAGTACAGGGGATTGGGCAAATAACCATATGGGTATGCTTGTTAATGGTGCATCATTCGCAAGTAACTATTATATAACCAATATACCAAGCAAAACAAGTGATGCAGGGTATTCATATTTATATAGTCAAGGCAACGCAACACAGGGTCTTGGAATTTTAAATGTAAAAAACGTGCCTATTTGGTTTGGAATGAACAATACAGCTTACGCACTTATGTATTCAACTCGAAATGGTTTTGCAGTACCTACTTATTTTGGTGATATATCTACAACCGCAACCGCCAAAGTTCACATAGCAGCAGGTACAGCATCAGCCAACACAGCACCATTAAAATTTACATCAGGCACAAACTTAACAACGGCAGAAGCGGGGGCAGTAGAGTACAACGGTACAGATTTATTTTACACAAATTCAACTCCAACAAGGCGAACAGTTGCTAATCTTGATGCTGCTCAAACTTTTACAAACAAACGATGGACAGCAAGAGTTGGAAGTACCACATCAAGTGCCACACCAACAATAAACACAGACGATGTGGATATCTACAAACTTACAGCACAGGCAGCAGATATTACTTCATTCACAACTAACCTTTCAGGTACACCGGGGGATGGTGATATTTTGGAAATACAGGTAACCGGGACAGCGGCAAGGGCAATAACGTGGGGTGCATCATTTGTGAGTAGTACAGTTACGCTGCCCACAACAACAGTAACCACAGCAACGCTAACGGTGATACTGCAATACTACACAACATCTTCTTACGGAAATAATAAATGGGTATGCGTAAACTACTATTAATATTATTCTTATTACCTGTATTTGCATCGGCTCAATCACCAATGTTTAAACTGATTGGGAATAACGGGTGCAGGTTAATACTTGACACTTATACAAGTGCCTCGGCAGCTTATTCATTAAGAAAATTAGACGGTGATTATACAGGTTCAGCAATAAGGGTTAGGCGTTCAAGTGATAATACAGAACAGGACATCGGTTTTATCGGAACTTGTGGCGATTTGGATACAACTTCAATGAAAACATTTGTCGGGGCTAATAATGGTTTTGTTGTTACTTGGTATGACCAATCAGGTAACAATAGAGATGTAACACAGGCTACAACAACAGCACAACCACGAATTATAAATTCGGGTACTGTTGAAAGATTAAATAACAAAGTTACAACGTACTTTGATGGAGGGGATAATTTAGGCACGGTTGATGATGGGCTTCCAACAGGGGTGGCTACTTATGTTACTGTTACTTATAACACACAAGCAACATTAGCATTAAATCAATATAGAATAATAATTAATTACGGGCAAGCATCAACAGGAAGTGCAGTATTTTTAGCTTATGGAGATGATGCGGCTTTTGGAGGCGATGCAATAGGTGTTAGTCAATATGGGGATGCTTTGGGGCGTATAAACAGGCTGCAATTACAAAATTTACAGTTTGTTACAAAACCATCTACAACAGGCACATGGTATCAGTATATTAATAATTCACTTAGTTCAAGTAAGTCGATGACAACAAACACTGCATTATCAGGTGTTGCTTCATCTTTCAGAATAGGGATGAACAATGCCCCGGCGGGAGGCACTTCGTATTTAGTTGGATATATTCAAGAGATTATAATGTGGGGTACAGATTTTACACCAAACAGGGAAGATATTGAAACTAATGTAAATAGGTATTATTTAATTTATTAACAACCAATGGAACCAGTAACAGACAGGGAAATTATTAACTAAAAAAAACTAAAAATATGCAAAACAATTACGGAGTATTTAAAGATGGAACAGATGTATGGCTTAAAACTGAAAGTCCTGTTGAATGGTCAGGTATTGAGGATGCTATAAGCAACTTATCTTTTCCTGATGCAGCAGCTATTGCCACTTATTTAACAGCAACGGGTGAAGGTGAATGTAGAGTTGGCAGACCAAAAGACAGACAATGACAAAGCAGAAAGTAGAAAATATACAATCAGCACTTATTTTTATAAGCCTTGTATTTCATCTATTTGGGTACTTCTTTTGGCAGCAAATTAAGATAATAAACTTGTACTATGTATCGGTTTATTTTATGATGATGAACTTGGGATTGTGCCTTGTTCTTTGTAATAGCAGCAGGTTTTTGCATTACATCAGTACTGCAATATTTTCTTTTGGTGGTGGGTTTTTATATATGGAATTTGCAGGAGACCCCTCAAATTGGACTAACGTAAACATTTTGACCTTTACTTTTATCGGTGCAAATTCATTACTGATAAGTAGATATATAGAAACAAAAAAAATAAAAAATGGTACAGCTAATAATTGAGGTAATTACATTCGTTCTATTATGCACTGCTTTGATGTTAAACATTGATAGGGCAGCACAAACCAAATCAATGTTAGCCAACATGAAAGTATTTATCATTGCTGCAAGTATAGTGGGTATGATAGTATATTTTAAAACGATTGCACAATATTCCTTTTTATTTATTATATTAGCAATATTATCTATAAGGCGTAAAAATGGAAAACAAAATATTAAAAGCAGTCATTGATAATTGGAAGGATATTGGTGGGTTATTGGTTGGCATTTGGGGGCTGTTTATTATTGGGAAGAAGTTTTACTTTCATGCCTTTGTGCCAATCAAAGGATGGGTTAAGAAAATGGAAAATGCTGCCGAACAATTAGAGTTTAATGGAGGCAGTAGTACCAAAGATTTAGTAAAGCAAATTCGGGATGGACAGTCAGGGTTAATTAAAAAAGTAGATATTATTGGTAACAGGCAAACGGCAATGATAGATTTGAATGATGCGGCAATGTTTGAGAATGATTCAGAAGGCAAGTGCATAAGGGCAAATGGTGCATTGTGTAAACTGTTTGGAAGTACACCCAATCAAATGTACGGTTACGGATGGCTTAACTTCATAAAGAACGCTGACCACGAAAGAGAAGTATTTGAACAAGCCATAGAAACAGACAACGAAATAACAAGGGATTATATAATTATGTATGGAGGACATGGCAAAGAAATCCCTGCCACATACATAGCACACATAAGAAGGGATGATGAAGGTAACATCGTAAATATAACAGGTAAGGTATTTTTAAAACAATAAAAATTATTAATTATGTGGGAATTAATTAAAGGGTTTTTCAGCGAAAACGGACAAGGTTCATCTAAGAGATGGATTGCTATTTCTATTGCAGGAGTACTTGCATGGGGTATTATATTTGCCATAACAAGAGCAAGTACCGATACAGCAAGACAGGCATTAATCAACAGTACTATGATATTTGTACTTATAATGTCAGGTGTAGCAACGGTGGCACAGATAGTAAGCATTGTAAGGGGTGGCAATACAACCAAAGATGAAGCACCAAAGCCATGATAGACTTCAATAAAATATTCACAAAGAACAACCTTATCATAGCATTGGTAGTGGTTATTCTTTATTTAATTTTTAAGCCATGATAACACAGCAACCAAATCTCCCAAAGCAAGTAAAGTATGTATGGTTAGCATTGCTGCTTATTATTGTAGTGGCATTGATTGTTGGGTAATTAATAATTAATTATGAAGGTATTTAATTTAATTAAAAAATATAAGTATCAGCTTTCAATAGTTGGTATATTCTTACTTTCCTTTTTGGTTATTTATTTGTTCATACAAGGGTTAAAGAAAGACCATACACTTGACTTGGTAAAGTTGGAAATGAAATTAAAAGAGGATGCAAGACAGGAAATAATTAAGTTAAGGCAATTGTGGGAGGTAAGAGAAAAGGAATTAGATGTACAGATATACACTTTGCACATAAAGGATAGTTTAATTGCCATAAATAATTTACTCATTGATAACAGGATAAACAGCCTACCAAAAAAATACAATGAAAAAGCAAAAGAAATTAATACGCTTGATGATGTTGGTTTGCTTAACTACTTTAACTCACTTGAGCCACAGCCAACCAACGACTATTGATGCAACCTTAGTACCAAACGCTAAGTTAAGAGATGCAGCTAAGTTAATTGAGAAAGGAAAAATATGTGAGCAAAGAGTAGAGTTACTGAATGAAAAGATAACTTTCCTGAACCAACGTATATCCATAAAGGATAGCATCATTTCCATACATGGACAAAAGGACACAGCACAAGCAAGGATAGTGGAAACATACAAATCAGAAGTGGCAAATTTAATAGAGCAAAGAGATTTAGCCACCAAAGAAATGAAGCACCAAAACAAGTTACTAAAAAGACAAAAAAGAAAAACCACAATAGCAATAATCGGTACAGCAGGATTAGGTATTGCAGCTTATATATTTCTTAAATAAAATCGTAATATGAACACAGAATTTTGGCTATGGCGTAAAATATTGAATGAAAATTCAACCGAAGGTAATTGGTACATACAACAGCCTGACGGTAAATGGAAGTGGTTTAGCCACGTTATAGAGGACAAGGTAAGGGCAAAGCCGGGGGAATGGAAGTCATCTGTAAAGGTGTACGGTAAAACAGCCATACCATACGGAAGGTATAAAGTACTATCCACATGGTCAGGAAGGTTTAAAAGGCTATTAACGGGCATATTTGGCGTACCTGACTTTGAGGGTATAAGGGTACACAATGGAACTACTGAATTATCTTCCGCAGGATGCCCAATTATCAGCTACCATGATGTTGCAGGGGAGAATAGTAACAGATTGGTAAACGATAAATCTGCCATGAATGACTTAAATACCTTAGTTTTAGAACGGCAGAAATTAGGAGATTGCTGGGTTACGATTTCCGATAAGTCACCAACTTAATAAAATATATGCGTAAAAAATCTCCCGAAAGGGAATTGTGCGAGGAATACTGTAAACAGTACTATCCTGCATTAAAAAAATTAACGCTTGCAAAAAAAATATTTATTGAAAACCACAAAAAATTCCCTGCCCTAAAATCTCCTGAACACATTAGACGGGCGTATATAAATAATATACTTGGAACTAATGGTGAAATATCACGAAAAAATAATAAGGACAAATCAATGTATGTGGCAACCACATACGATACATCTAATTACCGACCATTCAAAGAGGTAATTAATACGGAAGCAAAAATATTGGTACTTGATATTGAAACTGCCCCAATAAAAGCCTATGTGTGGGGTATATGGCAACAGAACGTGGGTATAGACATGATACAGGCTGATTGGTTTTGTTTTACTTGGGCTGCTAAATGGTTATTTGAGGACAAAGTTTATTCAGCAAGGCTAACAGGGAAAGAAGCATTAAAGCAGGATGATAGTCGGATAATTAAAAGTATTTGGGCGTTGATGAATGAAGCAGATATTGTAATTGCTCACAACGGGGAAAAATTTGATATACCAAAACTTAACAGCCGTTTTATACAACACAGACTTAACCCTCCATTACCTTACCAAAGCATTGACACGCTAAAGCATATCAGGAGGCAGTTTGGCTTTACAAGCAATAAACTTGATTACGTTAACAAACTATTGAATTTAGAACGAAAACAAGATACAGGGGGTTTTAAACTTTGGGAGGGTTGCTACAATGGTAATGAAGAAAGCCTGAAAAAAATGTTAGCATACAACATAACAGACGTTAAGATATTGGAAGAAACATATTTGCGAATAAGAAGCTGGATAAAGCCACATCCTAACTGTGGGCTATTTTTACTTGATGAAGGTCAGGAAAGATGCCCTACTTGTGGAAGTAATGAATTAAAAGACGAGGGTAAGGAATATGTAACGACAGCCAATAAATTTGTACTTTTACGTTGTGATAATTGTGGTGCTACTGGTAGGAAACGATTAAGTAGTATAAACATAAAACAGAAACGTCATTTGCTACTATCAACACCTAAGTAATGAAAGACCTCACATCAGCCAATCAGAAAAAAACAAATTACTCAATAAACACTTACAAATTACTCAATATGAGTATTCAGGATAAAATACTTGAAGTACTGTCGGGGCTTACCCCGTCACAGCAGTTACGGGAACTGGAGAAACTAAGTAAAAAAATAAGGAAGGAAAACAGTATTAGAATCACAAAGGCGGTTGATGTAACACGGAATAAATACCCAAAGAAGTGAACGGCAGCATCATCATACCAGAGTCCTTTAAACTGTCAGGAAAACTGATTAAGGTTATTATTGATGATGATTACTGTCAGGATAATAAATTTTACGGGGAGGCTGATTTTACAGAAAAGATAATCACATTGTGTAACAGGTATGACGGCGTAAAATTAAAAAAACCTGAAAAGGAAAAGACCTTTTACCATGAACTTACCCATATGATTTTGGATAGCATGAAACGTCATAAGTTAAAGTACAATGAAGATTTTGTGGAAGAATTTGCCCAAAGATTATATGAGTACGAAAAAACAAAAGTGTGATAAATAAAAAACAGGGCAGCCAAACCACCCTGTTAACCTTTAAAACCAAAACTATAAACCACCTTATTTATTTAAGAAACTGTTTTTTATATTCTATTGCACTTACTCTGTTACCAAGTCTATGCCTATAAATAAAATAATCAATGACAGGGCATGGATAACGCTGAAATAAACCACCAAATACATAATCAAAACACCAATCAGTATATTCATTAACCTTACTTGTTACTGTTAACTGACCTTTTGAATGTTGGATGTAATATCTGCCACGCTGTTGCTTTATCGGATATTTTTTACCGTGTACATCGACCATGTATTGTCGTGTATGGTCTATGGTTAATTCGTGTAATTCCATTGTAATTCAATTAGTTATTATAAATTGCGTAAATCATAGAGTTGGTGGCTATATTGCAGCCTTCAATTCGGTGGCGTTGACAGCAAGCCCTTCATCAATCAGATTAAAAACATCAACTCTGTTTTCTAAACAAAGCCTTACGGCTTCAAATGTTGCTGATGAATAATGTAGTTGCTTATTCGCCAGGTCAACAATCTCCATTTGATTTGACAGGTCGCAATTAATATCATTCAAGCCTTCGCTGCTAATTTCTTTATAATCAGAAAGCGGCTTAAATATTGGTTTTACATCTTCAAAAGGATAAGCCATTTCTATAAAATTACCGCCCTTTGTTTTACATCTAAAAACTAAGCCGTGTGTATCTTTATCTTGCGGCCTTATAGTTACCAATTCGCCATCCCTTTCATATTCAGTAGTGCCATCATCATTTCTCCAAAAAAGTTGAAATTGGCAGCCTAAAAAAAAGTGTACATAATCCTTTAAAATTTTCATCGTTTTTTATTTTGACAGTTAATAATTAATCTTACCATACAGCCACCAACAACGGCATTTGCAAAATGGTAGCTTGACGTTCAAAACTTCGACTATTAGCAAAGCCCAGCATCACCAGTTGTTTGAGCGATATTGCAAAGCCGCCACCACTTCGCAATATGCCAACCGTTATAAGCAATGTTGCTGTGAACTGTAGTGCCTATAATCGTCTGTGTAATACGACACCCCAACTCTTATAATCTTATCGAAGTCTACCAACCAATCAGACCATTTATCGAAGTTCATAACAAGGGCTTGCTTATCATCAGCATAAACTTTACGAACTTGACCGCAATGAACTTGCATATTGTCCTTTATCCAAACAATGCTACCATCAGCGATAGTGCTTGCAACACTGCTTATAACATTAGGTTTGGCAACAGTTTGGTTGACGGAAGTATCTTCAACTTCTGGTACAATACCAAGCTCCTGTAACGGAACCCATCTCCCTAATTTACTTTTACTCATATTTTCAACTTTTAGTTATTAATTAATCGTTTGTTATCGGCTGACGAATATCTATTCCAAACCATCGCCAAGCCCTGTTCGTTAGCGGCAAATACTACACCCTACTTATATCGGGCAGCGTAAATATCGCCACTGAAATATCCAATTCTTTTCATTTCATAATGTTCCCCTGCAAAACCGTAAAAATGTATTTCACAATTTGTCAGTATTTTAGTTAAAGCATCGCCTGTATCAAATCCATCTTTAACGCCACGACACCATTCTTTAATTTGACACAAATCTTCAAAAGGATGTGATGAAAGAAAAATAAAATCTCTTATGTCATAATTACGGGTTGCTCCATTTAGATTTACATGAATAGGGTGGCTGATATTTTTAACCATATTAACAACCTGTTCTTTCTCCAATAAAGAGGGCTGCATAATTATTACTCTTGAATTTCTAAGGCTATCCCTTATATCTTCCATATCTCTATGACGTAAGCCAGATAATAATTTTAGCTCGTAATCTGAATTATACTTTTGCATAAACTCAATTACTTTATCTTCCGGTTCTGCCAGCATATCGTTTTCCCAATTTGTTGCTATCAGTGACATATTTTATAATTTACCGTATCCGCCGCTAACAAGCGGTTTGGCAATATTGCCGTTTAGTTTTTCAATTTGGCTTGACATTGTAACTTCAACTTTTGTTCTTTTTTGAGCATCAGTTTCGGCAACATCGCCAAGCCGCAGGCGTTATACGCTAATTCAATAATTCCTTGTTGCTTTCATCTGCAATGCCCGTACCTGCATATTGGTCAATGGTTGGTACTCCTATGATAGCTTTTGCTTCTTCGTTGGATAACTGTGGTTTGTCCATTTGCATTATTTCCACTTCTGTAATGGTCAGTATGTTTTCATCCTTTCTGTCTATGGTCAGTACATTGTCTGTTACTGTTACAGATATGCCTTCGTTAAGGGAAGGGTATCTTATTATTTCCACCTTTACAATGCTTTCCATATCGGTTAAGGATATGTACTTACCACTTCCATTTGAAAGGGATGCCATAATGCAAATATCCTGTGCAAGTGTATTGCTGCGTGTTAGTTCTATTCGGAACATTTTTTTCTTTGTCATAATTGGTTGTTTTTGAAGTGAATCAAGTAATGGGGTTCTTAACTTGTCTTTCATTTTGTTTTTTGGTTTAAATGGTGGTTAATTAATTTCGTTTAGTTCAAGTTCATCAACAAATTCAGCCAATAATTCTGCTTCTATTTCGGATAACTGTTTCTTAGTTCCAAAATGTATTGCATGATAACCTGCTTGCATTAATTCAGCATAGGTAAAGCTGTTAGTGTTTACAATGGTTGGTAACTGACTGATTGGGGATACTAATAAGGCGTGTTGCATAGTTGTAGTTTTTTATTGGTTAAGTAATAAATTTATTGAACTTTTTTATTGCTGATTTATTGGATGATGCCACACATGAAAAAACTACATCTGTCTTTAATATTGGTGGTCTGCCATCTACTCCATTATAAAACTCCCCTTCTTTGTTAAAGAAATATTCTTTGCATCCTTTTGGTAAAGGTGGTTGATTTAGGGTAAAGTCAATTTTCTTTTTTTCTTTTTTTAATGGAGGCGGCAACGCTTCTGTACTGTCCATCATCATAGCCATTGCAGCAAACATTGCAAATTTATTTTTCGTTATTGACATAGTTTTATTTTTTACTTTTAATTGATGTTTTATCAACAAGTACCAAACGGCTACCTTCTATTTTTTGGCTGTCTATTTTACCCCTCTTTATCCAATTATGTACACATTGTACTGTTACCTTTAAATCATTTGCCAAAGATTGCTGTGTTACCCATTGGTTTAAGTCTATATTATTTTTCATTGTGTAAAGTTAGTAAACATTTAGATTATAAACAAGGGTTATTTAATAAATAGTGGCTTTACTTTCTTTGGAAACCCTATATACTTTGATGGTATCTCCAATTTTATGAGTATTTACGGGAATGGTAAACAGTTCATCAATACCTTTTAGCTTTACCACATACCCACTACCTTTTATTTCTTCCACCACATAGCTTTTGCCATTGTGTAAATCCCTTGTACAACTTGCCATAATAATAACAAGTATCAGGAATAAAACGATTTGCCATATATATTTCTTCATAATATAAGTTTTTTAAGGTTTCTTATATGCTCTTATAGCATAACTGTAATTTTGTTTAAATCCGTTGTATTTATTTGGCTTTGCTCCTGTCTTAAATTTGAATATTTTTATCATGTGGTAATTCTCCCCATTATTAGAAAGTTCTCCAAACTTGACACGATTAGCTTCTTCCAAAGTGCTTTCAACCCTTTCAATACAAAGTATTAATTTACGGGCTGAATTTTTATGTATATTATTTGGGGTTGCCATTGGTTTAAATTTTAATATGATTAAATAAAATTACAGATAAGCCATACCACTAAGCCACTAACCACTATTAATAAAATCATATCTACCACATACATTACCTTATGGCTGTAAGGAATAGGGGTTTGTGGCATTATGGGGGCTATTTTACGGGCTTTTGCGTCCATTGCCTCCCTACTTTCAAGGTCAGGCATTATCTTCCAATAACGGGCATTTAAAACGGCTATAAGAGTGCATCCAATAAGCCATAAAAGAAATAGTGTTAACATGGGTGATTAGTTTAAATGGTTTATGTGTATTGGTTGTTTAGAGGGTGGTTAGCTGTAAACTTTTAAATATTGGGCATGGTCAAATTCCTGTATGGAATAAAGGTTTATTCCTAAATCTTCAATTTGTGTTTCGGTCAGCTTTGTGTATCCGTTACCCATTTGCAGGAATATAAAGCCATTTTTGCCCTGATAGATATTAAAAAAACCACTTACAGTTCCAGTATCTGTATTGCATGTATAATGGTTATTCTTTTTCATAATACTAATAGTTTATAAGGTTAATTGTTAAAGGTTTAGTTATTATTAGTTAGATATTAATTCATACCATTGGGTAGGTTTACCTGCATAGTATTTTTGCCCGTCTTTTATTACTATCTCTTTGGCAGATATTTGTACATAGTTGCTGCCACTTCTTTTTGGCTTTTTTGCTATCCCTGCTGCCTTCAAATAATCCTTTACAGCATCAATAGGGGTTTTAGCGGTTAGTATTTGGTTTTCTTCTAAAATAGGACGGCTAACGTCAAATATTACAAAGTGTTTCATAATTTTAAATTTTAATATGTTATTTTACTTTGGTTTAACTTCTTTTATAGGTGGTGGTTAATAGTTACCAGTTTAGCATATTGGCAATGTATTTAATATCTTGTTTAGGTATTGTATGGCATCCTGCTTTTATTGTGTCTTTTGTTGTTTCGGTAATGGTATAGGACAAAACAGGGACGGATATATCTTTACAGTTACCTTCCATACAGCCGTTAAGCTGAATATAAGCCCTTTTAGCTATTTCGGCAGGTATTTGTATTCCTTTTGAAGTTTCTATCCTATTTTCGTCTGTATTGTACCTTAAACGGGTTAATGATTCTGAATTGTTTTGATAATAGCTACAAAGTTCCTTTGTTTGGGTAGGTAAATTTTGCAAAGCATTTGTATCATATTTACGCCAAAGGTTTAAATATACATCATAGGCTTTTGTAGCTTGTTTCATTTTCTTTTCATTCGCTGCATTTGCTTTATCTTTTGCCGTCCTTGCTTGTTCCAAAAAGTCAGGCTGTTTTGCCAATTTTAAAAGGTTTTTTAGTTCCTTATCTTTTACAGGTAGTTTAAAGTATTGGCAATAGGTATTTAATTCATTTATAAGCCTGTTTATACTGTTAATCCTATCCTGTGTATTGCGTATCTTTTTATTGCCTAATTCAGCAAATAAAATGGCAATTTCTTTTTTCCATCTGTTTAAATTCTTTTCGTGTGTACCTAATAAGCTATGTTGTTTTAATGGCTTATTTGTATCGTAATGTTTTACAGGTACATCATAACAGTAAATTCTGTTTTTATGGCTTATTGCAGCCCTTGTTTTTTGGATATGCTTTGCAGTTGTATTGCTGTATGTACATTTAGTAAAAAATACGTCCTCACCTTCAATAGTAGCAATAGGAAAATGACTGCCATAACTGTAAATTGTTTGCCCTCTAAAATAAAGGTTATTATTTGCGTTACGTCCTGCATCCTGTGTTTGATTAGCCCATATATGAGCTACTTCGTTTGTGTTAAATACTTGTTTCATGTTATTTAGTTTTTAAGTTTAGTTAAATTGGTTTATTATGGTGGTGGTTAAGCCATTTTATTTCGCAATAGTTTAGCTGCTCTTTCTGTTTTGTGGTAACTATAAACTTCTCCATCTATCGTTACTTTGTACGGGTTGCTCATATCGTCATCATAGCTAATTTCGATATTTGGTTGCTGGAAATTAGCTGCTTGGTATAATACTCTATTGCCTTTACTTTCTCTTATTTTAACAATGCAATGGTCTAAAATTGAGCCTCCGCCATAACTGCTTACATTGTTTACCAATATAGGATAATAAGCTGCTTTACCTTTTGATAAACGAACATATCCAAAAATATCGTGTTCCTCATTCCAGCATCTACCTGTTGCCACATCTCCAAAATATATTTTAACCCGATAACCGTTAACCCTTGCATTTTCTAAAGCATTTACAACTAAAGGGTTTGTTTCTGAATGGTAAGCAATAGGCATATCTTTATTGCCTTTAAATAGATTGTAAGTAGTTGAATTTCCGTTACTGTGATTAATTGTAAGTTGTTCCATTTTTATCACCTGCTTATTTTAATTTGCTTTATTCAGGTTGCAAATGTTTTGGTTTAAATTAAAGTGTAAAGGTAGTATCTATTTAGATACTAAACAAATAATAATTTAATTATCTTACCCTTGTCATGATAGATGACCTCCCTTTGCAGCCATATCCATTACTTGCACAAGATGAGCAAAGGGCAGCAATAATAACTATAAAGGCAATTAATAAAATCGTAAAATCGGGGTTGTTCTTTTGTTGCATGGTTTTTTAGTTTAGTGTGGTTAATGTGGTTTATTTTTGTGGTTGTTTATTGGTTAGGGTTTACACCTATTTCAGCCTTAATGTATTTTATCAGTTCTGTAGTTGTCCAGCCATTAAGGTCTATTGAGTAGATAGAATTTACTTTGTCGAATAAATCCCCTACAAAATAAAAATATCCTTTACCCTTTATTATCTGTCCTTTTATCCCTTCTTTGATTAGGGCTTTATTTACCCTTGTAACTGTTGTCATAATATTGTTTTTTAGTGGTGGTTTAATATGTGGTTTATGTGGTTAGTTGTTTTTAGTTAAAGAAGGTTAAAGTAATATTCCCATACCTCCATATCTGCCGTATCTTCATTACCTTTTGATGGTTTAAGGTATTGCAAACATTCTTTTTTTTGTTCCCTTGTAAGGGCTTTAAATAGGTCTTTACATTGGTTAAAATTGCCGTTAATATAGCTGTCCCTGCAATAGTCAAAATAATCAGTACCATTGATAAAGTCTAATTTTTTGGCAAGTGTTATAAGTTTCATTTTATTTAGTTTTTAAGGTTTATTATTTAGTTTAATATGACAAAAATAAGGGGCTATGAATAAGAATAAACTATGCCCGTACTTTAGCACGTTTTATGATTTTTTGGCAGCGTGTCTTAATTCCCAATATTTAGAATGAATTATATTAAAATCATGTGAAGTAATGCCTTCAATATTTTTTAAATCATCGGTGGTAATTTTATACTCATTCATAAATTCAACTACTTTTAAAGTATTGCCTTTATTGTTAAGTTTAACCAGTTCCTTGTTTATTTGCCCGTTATCTTGTGCAGGTATAAGGATTTTATAAATTGCCTCAAATATGGCAGGTAAAACAGTATTGTTAATACGTGTTACCTCATCCTTATTAATAATTAATTCGCTGCATGGGTTTGTGGTATAATGGCTGCCACCCCTGCCCAATACTTCAGCAGCTTCTTTTAATGTGTAGAATGTTTGAAACAATTCACATAGTGTCCAAAGTTGTGAATCCCTAACTACTAATGAGCTACCAAAATGCTTTTTAAAAGCATCAAATAAATTGATATTTTCCTTTGCATTTAATCCGTTAATGTGATAATGGCAGTTCCTGTTACCTAAATAACCGAATCCCCAATACCAGTTGCAATCCCACGATGGTGCAGATAAATAGATTTTTTCACCGTCATTAATGCCGATAAAAATACTTTTTGGGTAATTTGCTAAAGTTGTCATTTTATCCCGATTAATTTATACAGTTTATACGGGTTACTGTGGTTTTGGTTTATATTATATATTTATAACAATGATAAATGTGGAATAAGTAAATATCCCCTTTAATATACTACGTCTTTCGGTTACCTGTTTTAAAGTATCAAAAGTGCCGTTATTTACTGCGTGTCCGTTCATTAATAATGTGTACATAATGTTTATTTTAAGGTTAAATAAATAATTTGATACAGCAAAGATAAGGCATAAAGGAATATACTACCAAATAAAATTGGTATTATCTTTGCAACAATGTTGCAATACCTATGAAAGCCAATACAGTCTTACTTA